GGGTTTCGGCTAGGCCGGTTCGAGGGGCAGCGCCCCCTCCCTTTTGGAGAGGTTAGACGTTAACGGTAGGCCGGAAAAGGCTGGAGCGGGCGGCGGGAATCGAACCCGCGACTCTTGCTTGGAAGGCGCACGTTATTCGTGCTTGAGCTCGGCGTTACGAGGAGAATCGTGCTCCACCACTTCCACTAAATGCGCCCGCTCCGTTGCTACTGCCCCACGGTTGCTCCATTTTTTACGGCTACCTCCCGGGCAGCCGCGAACGCAAAAGGAGACCGCGTCGGCGATCTCCCTTTCCGATCTTAGGCTTGCGTCAGCCCTGGAGCTTTTTGCCCTCGGCGCTGAGCTCGCTGATCAACCACGCGAGACCGTCTTGCTCGCCGGTCGGAAGCTCGCCCTCGATGATCGGATTGAGCATCGCGAAGCCGCTGGTGACGATTCCTTTCAGAATCGGGTTCAGCTTGTTCTCAAGGTCCTCTTCGATCGTCAGCATCCCCGATTCGATTTTCGGCGTGAAGCCGCCGAGATCGGTGAGGATTGTTTGCTCGTTGGCTGAGAGCGCGGCCGCCGCCGTGATCATCAAGCCACCGAGAAGGTTCTCGCCGAAGAACGTCTGCGGCGTGGGCGAAGTTTGCGGTGTCATGTGTCCTCCAAGCTAGCTATGAGGTAGGATGCCGGGCGCTACCCGGCGCGCACCGCTGGCTTTTGCCTCGGAGGAAGGCGAACGAGGCTCCCGTGTCCGTTACGGACTGCCGCTGATCTGCGGCGCGCGCCCGATGAACGCCGCGGCGACGCCGAACTGCGCAGCGAGCCGGCCCCACTCGTGCAGCGATGCGCGGAAGGCCGGATCGAAGTGCGGGAAGAGTAGATCGATGCTCGAGGGCGCGATGATGCCGACGGTCGCCAGTGCGAAGCCGCCCCACCCAACGCTGTGCCGGTTGAGCGGAACGAGCGCTGCGCGGAGCTTTGGGATCATCGCGTCAGATCGGCAATCGTCGTCGGGCCGAGGAGGCAATCGAGGTCCACGTTGCCGTTGAAGCCATCGATGCACCCGTCGTCGGCGTACTGCTGAAGCTGGGCGCTCCTGAATCCGCCGGGCAGCGCGATCTTGCCGGGTGAGCCCCACGAGGCGACCCAAAGCAGATGACCCGCGAAGCCGTCGGTGTCCCCGAAGTACGTGCTCCACGAATCGGAATTCGTGTAGATGATCGGCTTGCAGCCCAGGCCCTTTTCGATCGCGGCGCTGTACGCGGCGAGGTTGGCGATGCGCTCTTCGACGGTGCCGCCGTTGCCTTGCGCGGCGCTCTCTTCCTCGACGTCGATGACCGGGAACAGCGTGCCGTAGCGGCCGTCGGCGGCCTCCAGAAAGTGCTGCGCCTGCGCCGCGCCGTCTTGGCCGAAGAGATAGAACTGGTAGGCACCCATCGGAATTCCGAGGCGCTTGAGCGCATCGTGGTTGTGGACGAAGCTCGCGCCGTCGTCGTCGGCAGGGTTCGTGCCGTAGCAGGCCCGGTTGAAAACGAACTGCACGCGGCCGCTCTTAACTGCCTCATCCCAACGGGGAAGGCCCTGGCTGTAACTTACGTCGCAACCGTAAATCATAACCAGCTCCAGGTTGCCTTACGGGCGACGTGATAGACCGTCGAGTAGTGGACGCCGTAGGCGCTAGCGATCGACGCGTAGTGCTCGCCCGAGGCAAAACGATGGCGGATTTCCAGGACTTGCGAAGCGGTGAGCTTGTGCTTTGGAGCCATCTCGCCCTTAGGCCCCGTCTTGTTCGCGCGGCCCTTAGTCGCGCAATCGGCCACGTTTTCTTTTTGAGTGCCGAGCCACAAATGCGACGGCCTAACGCATCTGCGATTGTCGCAGTGGTGGAGAACGTTTAGTCCCGGCGGTATCGCGCCGAAGGCTGAGCGCCATGCGATTTGATGAGCGCCTCTCCACGGCGCGCCGCGAGTGAAATAGGCGATATCGCCTTGGGCGCCATACCCGGAACTGTTAACGGGCCCGGTCCACTCCCAGCAGCCGAGTGGGTCGCGGCGGACCCTACTCCAAAAAGTCGCCTCTCTGCCCGGATTGATCGCGATCCCATTGTCCATGCCCCCCGCTTTTTTGCGGGGCCGCGGGGCTAAGCCGAGGGTGTCCTCGGCTACCGATTTTGCTACATCATTTGATGTTGGAAAACCAGTAGCTCAGCACTCCGGATCGACGCCGCCGGTCACGATCGCGTCGACGCTCGCCGGATCGTACTTCGGCAGCGGCGCGCCGAGGAAATCGATCAGCGCGACCTCGGTCTTGCCTTCGATGCGCTGGGTCAGCACGACGCCTTGGTTCCACCGGTCGTACACGGCCCAGCCGTCACGAAGGGCGTCGGGCAGCGAACGGTAGAGGCGCAGCATGTCACCGTGGGGACCTGGCCTGGCGCTGAATCTCGACGACGACGTCGTCGCGGATGAGCGCGGGCAGCCGGCTTGTGTCGCCGTGCGCGAGCTCGGTCGCGATGTACGCGATCCCCGCAGTAAACTTGGCGGTGAGCGTCTTGAAATCGCTCGCAATCGATTCCTGGGTCTGCTCGAAGGCGTCGACGCGGTCGGCGAGCTGGCTGATCCGGTTCTGGAAGCCTTCGTTGGCGAGCACCGAGCCAGCCAGCGAGCTTCGCAGCTCGGCGTTCTCGGCCTCAAGGCGCTGGATTTGGCGCGCCTTCTGGGCGTGCGTCGAGAAAAAGACGGCGATCTCGCGGCGCCGGGCGAGGGTAATGACCGCGCCCAGGATGGTTATCGTCATCCCGAGCTGCTGCAGGAAGAGCGAGAGGGCAGCGTTCACGGGGTCGGCCCTAATCGCTCTTTGAAACATGAGAATTTCGCCGCGCGCAGGCGACGCCGATAACGAGCGCGAGGGTGAACGCAGCTGGCCACGCGCCTTCGGCCAACCCTTTGTGGTACACGACGTACGACTGCGCGTAGCGGATCACCATCGCCCCGAAAAGCAGACTCCCGACGAAGTGGACGCTCGGAAACGTGTTGGCGCCCCGAACGCCGACCGAAATCGCCCAGCCCCAGGCAAAGAGGACGAACACGGTAATGAGACCGCTATTCCATGGCACCGAGAGGGTCTGCTGCAGAATCCCCTGGAGTATCGCTTCGTATGGACCCATGAGCCGCTCTTCGTAAAAGCTGGCCGTTCGGGGTCCCGGGGTGTCCAGACACGAGAGGTTTAGGCACGATTGCGCGGGCTCGGCTAGGCTCGCAGCATGAAATCATCTGAGATTTTCGCCTGGGCGATCGTGGTCGGCGTCCTGGGGGCGGTGGCCGTCTTCGCGTTCGGCTAGCGGTCGGGGCTGGAGGCTCGCGCTCGACTTGCCGATACTAAAGATGATGGAGCAAGCGCCAGTGGGCGATCTGCCCTTAACCGTACTGCTGCCAGTTTACAACGGCGAACAGTACCTGGCCGACACGATAGACAGCGTTCGAACGCAGTCCTATTCCGATTTTGAGTTCCTGATTATTGACGATGGATCGACTGACCGAACCGCTGAAATGATTGCGGGATATGCCGCGGTCGATTCGCGCATCCGACTATTGAGACACAGCAATCAAGGCGTGGCCTACACGTTGAACCGTGGTATCCATGAGGCGCGCGGGGGACTTATTGCCCTGATCGGAGCGGACGATCTCGCGCTTCCTGGGCGATTCGAAAAACAGATCGCGTTCTTCCAGGAAAACCCGAAGCACGTTTTGCTTGGCGGAGCATTGGAAATAATTAACGAGGCCGGAAATACTACCGGATTCCGAACGTACCCGACGAGCGACGAAGAGCTACGCCGGGCGCTTCTTCTTTACGATCCGTTCGGCGCTCCGTCCATCATGTTCCGGCGAGCCGACGGGCTGCTTGCCGGGGGATTTGATACACGCTTCAAAACCTGCGAGGATTACGACTTCATCTTCCGCCTTGCGTTTCACGGAAGTATCGCCAATCTCGCAGAGCCATTAGCCGCCTATCGGCTACACCAAAATGCGACGAAGGCCACCCACACGCTGCAACAATTGGCCGACACTCTTACGGCAAAACGGACGGCTGTTATGGAGTACGGCTACACCAACACTTTGGCGTCGAGCCTGGTCTATGTGGCGCAGGAAGCGTTTCTATTCGTGCCGCCGCGCCTCACCTATTGGCTCTTTACGAAGCTGGCGATCCGTTCCGCCTAGAGGCTCAGAGTAGCGAGAACATCGCCGACGCGAATCCGCCATACAGTGGGCCAGAGGGAAGGAGCTGCATAGGGATAACGGCCGAGCCGGTCCCTTTGCCGAGATAAATTCCGGCAAATAACGAGTACCCGCCGGAACTCTGCGTGGCGACAACGATGCTTGCGTTTAGATAGTTTCCTGTTGACAAGTTGGCCGTCGATCCATTCTGTGCGTAGCCAGAGGCCACGCCGAAGATCATCGCCCCCGCGCTCGGCGTTATCGCAGGGAAGGTGATTGCGCCGTTGCTATTTGCGCTAGCCTGGTGAGCCGTCGCCGACGCGTCTAGAGAGCGCGAACCGGAGATTTCAAGCAGCCGTATCGCGAACGTCGTTGACAGTGGAAGGGTAACCGCGATCCCCGTTTCTGTTCCCGCCGATACCTTAAGCATAATGGCAACCTGGCCGGTGCTGTCGCCGCTCAAACCGGGGACTGCAAGAATGATTGTCCATCCCGTCGGAGCCGTAATCGTCATATCGTCGTACGTTGCGAGAATCGCAATCAGCGTATTTCCGGCAGTCGCCGTTACCGGCAGGTTGGCGGCCACCGAGGTCGAGGCGCCCGATTCAGTCGTACCGAGAGCTTCTTGAATAATCGGGAATGGATACCACGGAGCAACGCTTGCGCCGCCGCTCCCGACTGCTTTCAGGTTGATATGCGTCGAGTCGGGAGTTGTAAAGATGACCGAACTGTCCGACGATTCTAGGGTCAGCGAACCCGTGAGAGATTGCAGCGATGAGACTCCCCCACCGGACGGAGCCGCATTCTTCCAGGTAGAGCTTCCCGAATCGTAGGTAAGGACATCGCCGTTTGCCGGCGAGGTCAGCGCGACGTCGTTGAGAGACGCAATGGAGTCGGCGTTCTTCCAGGCCGAGCCGCTGTACCAAAAGAGCGCGAGCAGGTCGGTGCGGAAGAAAAGCTGCCCGCTCGTCGGCGAGCCGGGGAACGATGTGCCCGAAGGAACGATGGGCGTCGAGCTTCCGCCTGCGGGAGCCCATGATAGGTCAGCCCCCGAGCCGCCGCTCGTTAGAACGTCATCGAGCGTTCCCGGCGCGAGGTTCGTCCAGCCGCTTGCGCCGCGCGTGATGATGCTGCCCCGCGCCGATGCGATAACGTCGTCGAGAATATCCGACAGCGACTTGGGGACCGGTGCCGCAGAACCGCCGGAGATATTCGCAAGGATGCGCTGATCGTCAACGTCCGCAAACGAAATCTCGCCGCTGCTCGTAATCGGTCCGCCGGTTAGCCCCGTTCCCGTATCGACTTCGGTGACCGAGCCGCTGCCCGGGCCGCCGCTGCCGTTGTTGCCGAGCACGCCTTGGGGCGCTTTGAATATATGCCCGATGACGCCGCCGCTGCTCGTCTGATAGATCGAGTGCAGCATCCAGGTATCGTCGGCTGGAATCGAGTTGGCTCCCTGAATGTGAAACGTGCCGCCCGAATCCAAAAAGACGTAGTTCGTCGTGCTGGGATTCATCGTCAGCACGGTCTGCGCTATCGTGCGAATGCCGCCGCCGTACGCAAACGCGACCTGGAATCCGTCCGTTCCTCCCACGGTGACGTCGAGGCTCGTGCTCGCGTAATGAATCTGATCGGCAAACGCGCCGACCATGTACGAATCGACCGACACCGGCGGCACTACGTTGCGCCGCAGTGTGATCGCAAAGCGGTTCGCACGCTCTTTGACGGCGAGATTCCAGTTCGGCTCGATCTGCGCGAACTGCGCGACCTGCGACGTGTCGCCGGTCTTACCGTCCATCGTCGTTACGACCGACTGCACGAGGCCGTCGATATCGTCCGCTCCGCCAAGGAAGTCTTTAATGATGATGTTATGGACGCCCAAGATCACGTCGCCGCGCGCGAGTCCCATCGGCGCGTAGGTCGGTAGGACGTTGTTGTATGTGTAGACGTTGACTTGATAGTTGTTGCGCGGAATCGCGTTATCGTTGAGGAGCGCTTGGGCATACGCGGCGCAGGCATCGTCGCTCTTGCAGCTCGTGTTGGAGATCGGAACGCCATCGACCTGACGGAATATCTCGATCGACTCGTCATCCTGCACGATCGCGCCGTAGGCTTGCTTTGTCGTCGGGTTGGTGTCGCCCGTGACTTCGACTGAGTTGTAGAAGTTGGAAACGTCCTCGTCTTGGCCGGTGACGGAGAGCGCTTCGAACGCCGAGTTATCGCCCGTGCCCGTTCCCTGGCGCAGCGTGACATTGTAGTTGTAGGCTGTGCAGGCTTGCGAGTAAAGCTGCAATAGCCGAACGACACGATCGTGCCCGACACGCACGACCCACGTGTCGCCGTTAGTGATGCCGCAGGAGAGAATCTGCGTGATCTCGTCGGCGAGTGTGTACTGCTGGTTGCTGCCACTGTAGCTGTTGCCGGTATAGGGGAAGTTGGAAACGTCGATCGTGAGCTGCGGCCAGCGCGAAGCGAACTGCGCGAGGCAGTTATAGAGCGCGTCGCCGACCTCGTCGAGGTTGATCGTGAACGTCCCGACGGCTTCATTAAGGTACTGCGCGAGGCCGGTGCAGGTGACTTGGCCCTGCGGCTGGCGGCTGTTGTAGAGGCCGCGCTTCATAATGATGCCGGTATAGCGGCGCCGGTAGATCGCTGTCCCGGCGGCGTAATCGGGGATCTCCGAGGGCGAATCGGGGTAGGTTCCGGGAGTCGTCATCACCGTGACGTAATCGCCGCCGCCGTCCGTGCCGACGCCTGTTACCTTGATTCGATAGGTGACGTTGGTGCCGTCGTCGAGAATCAGTTGCGGCTTGTCTTGGCCAAGCGCGGCGTCGTAGCCGTAGCGCGAGCCGACGTAAATCTTCGCGTCGCCGTGGGTGTAGTCGGATTGAACAACGTCGTCCCAGGCTGAGATTTCCACGATGTTACGGGCGAGCCAGTACGGCGTTCCCGCTGGCCCTTGTTCCATGGCTTCCCACGGAATGCCGAGCGAGAGCGTCGCCGCGCCGCATCCCGATGGCGTATCTTCGTACTGAATCGAGCCGCCGATAAAGTCGTCGCGGACTTCGAGCGAGTTGCCGCCGTCCCACGTTACGACTTGCAGCGCGCCTTCGTCGTCGGTCAGCGCTTGGTAGACCGTGACGCGCGCCTGAGGGATGCCTACGGGAAAGAGCGAGCCGATCGTCGTCGCGGGCGGATCGGACGGGCATGGGACGGCTCCGCTAAACGCAAGCGTGGCACCGTAAGCGGTCGTGAGGCCACCAGGCAGACCAAAGGTCGCATCGGTCCCGCCGCCGCCGACGAGCATGTGACCCGCAGCGCAGCAAAACTTATTATCGATGCCGCCGCCGTTGATCGATTCGGCGTAGCCGCCATCGGGGACTTGACCCGAATCGCAGGTGTAATCCGGCCACGTCGGGGTTTCGTCGGTGTACGACGTGACCGCGTAAATAATGAACGCCGGCGACGTCGGCGGCGTAAAGCTTGGGGTTTGGTAGGCGCCACCGCTAATGTCGGCGTACGCGCCGCCGACCCAATCGTTATCCGAACCGATTTCGTAAACGAAGGCCGCCCAGTTGGCTCCAGAAATGCCAGGGGAATCGGCTGAAACCGTGTAGTTTTCGCCGTCGCCGCTGGAAATAGTTTTGACCGCGACGATGATCCCGGCTTGATTGATATGGATATTCCAGCCGGTATTCGGCGTCAGCGTTTCGCCGCCAAGAAGGCTTGAGCCCAAGAACACCGCAACGAGGCGATTCCCGACCGTCGGCGTCCACGATAGGCCGAAACCGAGCCCCGAGCCGCCGTAAAAGAATGACGGCGAGATTTCCTGCATAACGACGTACCCGTCGTCGGAGCCGCCGGGCTCGCACTGGATGACGAACTCCACGGAGTTGTTTGGATTGCTCGCCCAGACGCCCGTTGCGGGGGTCACATTGTCGATGAACTGCACGTGCGCAACGGCGTGAAAGGTGCTTCCGCTTCCGGCAAGACTGTCGACGGTCCAAGATTCTCCGCCTGAGACGCCACCCGACATTCCGACCGTCGTGTCGTTGAATAGCGCGACGGCAAACGCCATGCCCAGCACCGCTACAGCCGCTGCGCCAGGACAGGTCAAGTCATAGATCGAGGTTCCCGCGGCCTGATAGAAATTGAGGATCGGGTTTGCAATGCTGTGGCCCTGAACGCGATAACATTGCCAGAGGCCAGCGACGCTGTTGCTGTCATCGTTGCAGGGAGTCCACGACGTTTCGCCCTCGGCGACTATGTGAAAGAGCATTCCGGTGACGCCGTCGACGGCATTCGTGGTCGGAGGAACTGCTTGCCATCCGCTGTTCGGGAGCCACGCGCTCTCCCCAAATTCTTTGAAGTACGCCGAATAGGTGAAAACCAGCAGATCGCCCGTTTCGGCGCTGGGAAAGCTAACGGTTACGGCTTCAGCGGAGGCAGCGCTCCCCGTCGTACTTTCGACGATGTGGACGGCCACGAAGCTACCAGTCGCCCCCGCCGCCGCGGCTTGAGCCAAGACGCGTGGAGATTCCGCCGGCAGCCGTTCCGATATCGAGGCGTTGGAGCGCTTGGGCGATCTCTTGCGCGACCTGGTCGGGAATCTGGCCACCGCCGATGACCGTCCCGTTTACGTTGACGGTGAGATTGATTTGCCGCTGACCATTGGGCCCCGACGGCCCGTTTGGATAGCCAGGCTGATTGGAATAGGGCGGCGGCGTCCCTTGCGGCGGCAGCGGGCCATAGCTGACCGTCGGGTCGTACTCGCCGGTTTGTTTGAGCGTGCTCTTGTTGAGATTCGGATAGGCGCGCGTAAGCTGAAACGTCGGAATCATGCCGGCGGTCTCGGACATAAACTGGCCGATCATTTGCATGTACTGCTGCACGCTAACCGTCGCGCCGGATTCCAGGGTGAACATGCCTTGGCTCTGGCTCTTGATTTCCAGCGCGTTTGAGTTCGTGTCGCCGTCTTCGAGCGCGCGCAGTTGCGACGCGAGCCCTTCGACCACCGGCGAGAGGTTTTTGGGCAGATCGGCAAGCTCTTGAAAGACCTGCTGGCCCATCGGCGTGCCGCCTTCGTATTGGTTGTACGCCTGCTGGGCCTGGATCGTCGTGCCGTTGTACGTGCCGTATGTGCCGATCATGTTTGAAACAAACTGACCGTAGCTCCATTGCGTGCCGTAGTTGGGTTCGGAGACGTCGGGTTCTTCAGCGGCCGTTTCGTGCGAGCCGAACAGTCCGCCGACGAGCGAACCAAGAATCGAGCCGATGAAGCCGCCGACCGGGCCGCCGACGATCGTGCCGCCGATATCACCGAGCGCGCCGCCGATGCCGGCAAACGTTGCGCTGCTGTCGCCTGGAGCTTCGTTCGGATTTTCTAGCGAGTTGATCGACTGGCCCATCATGTAGCCCATCAGCGCCTCGCTGACGTAGCCACCGATCTTTGAAAACGCCGAACTCGCGCCGGCAGGCGCAACGCTGGAAACGTTGGTCATCGAAAGCGGAACGCCGACGCCTGGAATCTCTGAAAGCGCCTGATCCCCTTCGTCGCTGCCTAGCGACGCCGTTGATGCGCCGTTCCATCCGAGCATGATCGATTGACCGCCCGAAAGCGGATACGTCGTGTTGTCCCCGGCGGTGGAAGCGGTGTTGAAGTCGGTCGTGATCTCGTCGGCGTCGACGCCGCCGGTGTACGTCACCAACGCATTTCCCGAAGGCGTCGGGTAGGTAGCGAGCCCGCTTGTGCCGCCACTGCTCGACGAACTGCGTTGCAGCGCAAGTGCGGCCTGATCGAGCTGCTGCGCGGAACCGGAGAGCGCTTGGGCGGCCTGCGTCTGTGGCCCCGTGGCGACCGACTCGAGCTTCATCCCGGCGTTTTGAAGTTGCGTATCGGCGTTCTGCGTCTGCGCCGAGCTGCCCGAAACGCCGCCGAAGAATCCTTGGAAGAACTGGGCGAACCCGTTGGTTGAGCCAGTTTGGCCCGCGTTTTGTGGGAACATCGCTTTGCTCATTCCGGCGATGTAATCTTTGAGCATCGAATCCATGACCGACTTGATTTCTTGCGCGAAGGTTTTGTGTTCGGTCAGGATATCGTCGAGGAACGTTTGCGTGATCTGCTGCTCTTTGTCGATCATCGCCTTATAGGCGTCGGCCTCTTGCTGGAGGATTTCTTTCTTGGCGTTGAGCTCGTCTTCGTCGTACTGTTTGGCCTGATCTACCTCGTGCGCGATGAGCGCCGAGATTTGCGCCATCGTTTGCTCGACATCGCGAACCTTTGCGAAATCGCCAGCTTTAAACGCGGCGACGTCCTCTTGATAGAGCGCATCGAGAACGGCCTGGTTTTGCTGGATGAGTCCCTGAACGCTCGAAAGCTGCTGCGCGAAGTAAACGACCTTTTGCGCGTTGCTCAGCCGGAAGGTTGCAAGATCATCCTGCGCCTTTTGCTTCTGGTCCTGGTAGTATTTATCCCAATCACGCTCGGCTGATGCGGCAGAGTCTCGCGCCGCTGAAGCGAGCGCTATTTCCTGCGCAGCATCGCGCGCGGCTTCCTCGCGGTGCGCGCGGATTTCGCTCGTGAGCGTATGGACGACAGAGCCAGTCTTTTCCCATTCCTGTTCGGCTGCTTGATAGGCCGACCGGAGCTGCTCGATCGTCTCCTTGTCGCCCTCGGACATACTTTTCTCGCCAGCGTGCGCCTGTGTAAAAGACGTAAGCGCGGATTTAGCCGATTCGTACGATGCGGTCGCGGCCTTGTGCGCAGTTTCATCAACTCCAAGCATCCGCGTTTCGTCGTAGATCGCGTTGTTGAGGATCTTGTGCTGGGCGCTGAGGTCTTCGATGGTCTTGGCGTCGAGCGCGGCCTGGGCGCTCTGCTCGCCCGCGACGGTGGTGGCGTCCTTCATCGCCGCCGAAAGGCTTGCTTCCGCTACCGTCGCCCGGTCTTTCGCGTCGGCAAGGGCGTCCGACACACGCATGTTCTCTTCTTGCGCCTGCGTTTCGAGCTTATCTTGGTCGATTTCGTCGGTTAGAACCGGCGGCGTGTAGCCGGAGCCCGAACTTGGGGCTTTAGTGCCGAGCGTCGGATTGAAGCTGGTGTTAAGGTTATCGACGGCGGCGATGTGCTGCTTGATCGCCGCGGTAATCTCGTTCTCGGCCGTCTTGTAGGCTTTGCCGTAGTCGGTCGCGGCCTGCTGGAACTTTTTCAGCGCGCTAGCCGGATCGTTCTTGCTCAGCCAGTTCTGATCGGCGAGCGATTTGTTTAGTTCTTCGTTGACGTGCCCGATATCGACAAGATCGACGGCGTCGTGAAAGGCCGTGATATCGTGAATCGCAATGCCGACCGTGTGCGAGATCGTCTGGAACACGTCGACGACCGCGCTACCCATGTCTTCGGCTGCCGGGATGATGCCGATGAGCTCCGTGGAGAGCTGCACGATATACGGGAGCAGCCGCGAGCCCAGTTCCTCGCCGGTCGCCGCGAGCGCCGCGTGCAGACGCGCCTGCGCCATCTGCGCGCTATCGGTATCCTTGAGCTGATCCTGGTAATCGTCGTGGAGAACCTTGAGCACTTGGTCGAGCGTGTCGTGATCCTGGATCATCGTCTTGATCCGCGGATCGAGCTGCGCAAGCGCCATGCCGCGGCCAGCCTCGGCCTCAGTGATATCGTGCGTCGCTTCGGCTAAGCTGATGTGTTTAGCGATCGCGACCTCTTCAGCGACCGCGAGAATCTTCTCCGAGTCGCTGACGGCCTTCGTTCCGCTCTCGACGCCGGCAAGCGACGTAACGAGTGAGTTGAGCGCCGACGCCATCTCGTTTTCGGTGAAACCCGACGCCATCGACTCGCTATCGATGAACTCTTTGATTTGGCCAGAGAGCGCAGACCAATCGCCGCCCTGAGCGCGGATCGACGCGCCCATCGAGGACATTTCCGATTGGAGATCCTCGGCGTCTTTAACGCCCTGCTTGAAGAAGTCAAAGACCGCCATGCCGGCAGCGAGTACGGCGAAGAATGCGATCAGTTCGGGAGCGACCGCGGTCATGCTGCCCAGCGCGCCGACGAGAGCGCCGACGCGGCCGGCAGCCTCGCCGCCCTCGACTCCCAGCGCCGAGAACATGCGCGCCGCGTTGCCACCGACTTCGTTTAGGTCAGAGAGTTCGTTTTTAGCGGCCTTCGCGGAGCCGCCGAGAACGGCCGCGGCACCGCTTGCAGCGCCAGCCTTATCGGCCACCTGCGACATTCCGGACGCTATGGAGGACCCCGCCGACGCACCGCTTGCGCCAACGGCCTTCAGCTCGGCCTCGATCGCCTCGATCTTCGCCTGAACGTCAGCAAGTACGGCCGTTGCGCCCGCATCGGTCGCGGTAATCGTTACTTGGAGATTTTGCTGATCGTCGGCCATCTTATTTTCGTTTTATCGCGCCAGCCGCGCAGAGAATGTCGATAAACGTCTCGCGCTGCTCTTGGGCTTGCAGGCGCGCTCGGTCTCGAATGCGCTCGCGGCCGCGTTCAGCCCAGAGTTGCGCCTGGGCGTACGTGAGGCCGTAAACGGTGTCCGGTGTCCATCCGTAGGCATCGAAAAGGGCAGCCATCAGGTGGCTTACGTCTGCGCTGCCCCCGCCGCGTTTTTTGGAGCGCCCGCTGCCTCGCGCTCGGCCTTGCGCGCTTCCAACCAGCGGTCGAACCAGCGCCCAACGAACTGCGCGCCGATCGCGACGATATCGTTTCGCTTGAGTTGCACGAGGTCGGTCGGCAGCGCGATTCGCTTCGTCTGATCGCGATCGCCGGGATCCACGACGTAGGCCGCCTTGAGCAAGATGCGATCCAGAAAGCGCCGCACGTTTGAGGTCGCCACGGCAATGTCGATAAACGGCAGATTCTCTTGCAAGAACATCCGCATCGGATTAATGCGGAGGTCGGATTTGCCGGTAATCTCCGCGACCTCGGTCATAATGAGTTGGATGTAGGCTTCGAAGTCAGCCTCGACGTCGCGCTGCAAAATGTCGCCCAGGGTAAAGACCATCGGGACGACGAGCTTGAATGGCAGCGCCGCGACGACGCCATCGACGGAAGTTTGGCGCGTAATCGCAAACTCCAAAACGTCGGGGCGAAGAATCTTGCGGACCTCCTCCGGCGTTTTTTCGGGCTTTTTCTTGGCGGCCGCGGGGTTTTCTAGTTCGGTCGGTTGGCCGTCACCTGCGCCTCTGGCACCGGCTTTACGACGGAGCGCTTCGCTAGGCATAAGTCTCCTTACAAAAACGAATGCGCCGGCTACAGTACAGCTGGCGCATTCGAAGCGATCGCGGTTTCACGTGGAACCGCTGAGAAGTTAGAACGATGCGCCGCTAGCGGCGTTACAGAGCAGCACCGAACAATCATCGCCCGCGCCGTTGGTCGACTCGGAGTTCTCGAACTGCACCGTCTGCTTGAGATAGTCGCCGACCTTGCGCGTTACGGGCGCCGTCTTGGGCTTGGCGTTGGGGAAGGTGAACGTCGTGCTGTACGGCAGCGCGGTATTGACGTTATCGACTGAGTCCACCGTCACGACGATCGGCGCCGGTACGACGTCGCCTTGCGGCCCGGTCGAACTGGGCGCGCCCCAGAAGTTCTGCAGCATCGTGTCGGTTTCGAATGCCAGGTCGAGCCCGAGCGAAACCTTGGTCTGCGTCTCGGGAAGCTGCGCCCGATACCGGCCATTGCCGTACTTCGGGTAATCGGTAATCAGGCCGAGGTCGATATCGATCGTGATGGCCTGCACCGACGAGTCGATCGCGATACCGTTCATCGTCACGGCGTTGCCGGGGGTCGTGAACACCAGTCCGCGCAGCACCGAATAGCTCGGCGAGGTCGGCGAGCTGACGTTGGCTTCGCCCTGGTACTCGACGGTTACCATCGCTTCGATGATCGCCTTGGGCGTGATCTTGAAGCTGAGCTTGGAGATTTTGCAGCCGAAGGAGTTCTTGGACGAAATGACGTCGTTGAGTTGGGCAGTGAACGAGTGCCGCGGCGAGGCGAGCGTGAAGTTGTGATCGTACGCGAGCACGACCGAGGCGTTCACGACGTCCACGCCTGAAGCGTGCGCCGTGGTGAAATAGGCGAAGAACTGCGTGGCCGTGATGGCGCGCACGACAACCGTCTCGCCCGAATCAATCGTGAGCGACTGACCCTTGACGATATTGGTCATCGCTGCCGGAGTTGCCCAGTTGTTGCCGACACCCACGCCGACGGACAGCGTCGTCGTGACCGCTTCGGCGTCGGGATTGCTCGCGTCGGCTCCGATGGATTCGGCGCCAAAGGCGAGCAAGAGGAGCGCGCCGATCGTGTCGGGATCGACCTCGACTTGCATTTGGCCTTTACCGGTGAACATGCCGGTGAGTTGCTCGGTCTGGCCAATACGCTTTCGCGCGCCGGGACGCTCGAGCAGCTCGTTGGTTCCGTCGTAGCCTTCGCTGCTCGGAATCAAAAAGACGGTCGGCGAGACGGCGGTGCCGTAGACGGTTTCCTTGCCGATGCCGAGGGTTACGAGCTCGGCAGAGGGCGCCTGACCGAAAAGCTGGAGGTCGAAATCACGCGGGCCGTATAGCCGGCGCTCGCCACGTGCACGTGCGGCGCGATCGGGAAGATGAAGGCTCACTTGGCAGATCCTCCGGGCGCGGCGGTATCCGCCGGTTTATCGGGTGGTGGCGCGGCTTGCACCGGCGCGGCTTTGGCGGCGATCGCTTGCGCGCGCTTGATGACGTCGGGGGCGTCTTTGCCGTAGCGCAGCGTGTCGCGGAAGTAGGGAATACGGTCGGGGTGCGCGCCCAGCCAGCACGACGGACACAAACGCTTGCCGTCGGCGTTGACGAACGGAATCGTTTGGTCGCGCTCGTAGTCAAACGCGTGCTCGGCAAGCGCTTCGGCTCCGCAGTTGGCGCACGAGTAAAGCGGGTTTTTGCCGGTGGACGCGTCGACGAAGTCGGGGCCGTGCCGGAAGATCGCCAGTGCCGCGTCGAGTTGGAAAGCCGGCGATGCGCCGTCGCCCCAAACGACCTTTGTGCCTGGCGGAATGTCGCGCTCGTCGCCGGTGTACCACTTCGCAAGCGGACTGCCGCCGACGATATCGCGCAGCTCGACTTCGACCGCGCCGCGCTTGGGCTGATACCGTATCCTCATGGGCGGCGCTCTTGGCCTCAGGCGCCGACAGAGGGTGCCCCGTGTCCGCTTTTAGGCGACCGTTACCTGGGCCGAACCCTGGGATGAACCGCCCCCGGCAGTCGTCACGGTCAGCGAAACGTTATACGTGCCGCCGGCCGCGTAGGTATAGTCGGGATTCTGATCGGTCGAGGTCCCCGATGAATCGCCGAAGTCCCAGGCCCAGGCCGTGATCTCGCCCAGCGAACCGTCCAAGAACGAGCTGTCGCTGAACGCCGCGGCCAAGCCGACCTCGGTGTGCGTGAACATGGCGAGCACGCCGCCGGTATCGGTCAGCGTCGCGATATCGGGTGGCACCGAAACAAGTGATTCGATGGTGAGGTTGCCTTGCATTAGCACGTCGGCATCGCCGGGCAGATCGAACTCGCCCAGCGCCCCGATAACAAGTGTTCCATCGCCGGCACCGCCGACCTCGAGCGAGCCGAAACCTGAGAGTTTGAGCTTGCCGTAGACGTGAATCGTACCGACTGCTGAGATGCCGAAGCTGACCTCGCACGAGTCGCCCGAGCCGATGCCGATCTGCACCGTGCCGCCGTCGGCGGTGAGGTACGAGCCGGCGTTGCTCCCGTCGATAAACGGAAAGTCGGGCCCGAGAAAGATTTTGCCGCCATTGACCGCGCTGACCAGGGCGCCGTTGGTCGCGTCGATCTCCCAGTCTTCCGAACCGGTCGAGTCGATAATGCCGCTGCTGTCGGTTTGCAGGCCGCCAGGCGAGCCGGTATCGACGAAGCCTTGGCCGGTGAGATTGACGTAGCCCGAGCCGCCGGGCGCGGGAACCGTGACCGGTGCGATCTTGATCGAGTAGTGGACCTCGAAGGTGTAGATCGCGGTCGCGATCATATCTTCAGACGTCTTGCCTTCGAGTAGATGGCGCTCCATCGCCGTGATCTGCGACCATTGCGCGATGCCGTTGACGGTAACGTTGCCGCGCAGCAGCGGAGAGATGCCGTTTCCGGAACCGTCGTCCTGATAGGCGCGCAGCAGCGTCATCGCCGTCTCGCCGATATCGTCGATCGTCGGGTCAAAGGGCTGCTGAACCGTTACTACGATCGCCCACGTGGCCGTAAAATCGTGCTTGGCCGAGCCGGAGATCACTTCGTCGTAGCTCAGGCACATGACGCCGACGCTGGGAAAGAGCTTTTGCGTCGGCGGCGCGACGCGCGCTATATGCTGAATACCCGTCGTGCCGTCGGGATTACTCTGAACCGCTAACGGTCCGCCGGACTGCGTGGCCGCGACGATGTTTGCGTAGATGGCGTCGTCGATCTTGCTCCAGAGCTCGATATTCGTCGTGTCGCTCACGCTGCCGCTCCTCGGTCAAAAAGTGTGTGTTGCAGCCCCGCGGGCAGCTTGCAATTCTTTCGAGAATTGCAGCGCACGCAGAGACCCTGCAGATTAAATGCGAAGTTGGAGCCTCCGCGGGACAGCGGAACGATATGGTCTTTGGTAAGTTTGACCTTCTGGCCGCAGTCGGCGCAACGGTATTTCTGTAGCTCGACGATCGCGCGCCACTCTGACTCCATATGGTCCCCTTGCGCGCCGGCTTCGCGGGCGTACCGACGGTGCTTTATCGCGGCAACCTTAGCTGGATTTGCAGAGCGCCAGGTACGCACTCGATCCCTTTCGCCATCCGGGTCGGCAGCGTACCGAGCTGCCTGGATAGCTTTAACTTTTTCGGGATTAGCGGCCCGATAGGCTAGATTGACCGCCTTTCGGCAAACGCGGCAATCGCGGCCGCGCCACTCAACTTTAGATCCGCACTTTTTGCAGCACCTAAATGGTGCGGTGCCAGCTTGGGCCTCGGCGAGATAACGTTGCCGCTTTGCCTTGTCCCGGGCGGCGCAGCCATCTGGATTGGCGGAGCGGTAAGCCTTAGAGCGCGCCTTTTTAGCTTCAGGGTTCGCGTCATACGCGGCTTTCATCCGCGCCAGTATTTTGGTGCGATTCTTCCGATAACGCTTTCGGCATAGAGCCTTTTCGTGTTCGCTAAGAGGCATTGATCCAATGATAAAACACATCGCGTATCCCTGCCTTTTCCGTATCCGTAATAAGCAGGTAGGGCCTCCGGGGTTCGCCTGGTATCGTCACCGAGCGCCGCACGTATTCGACGCCGCCGCTTGTAAACGCCAGCGCCTTTTTCGACTTCGGTTTGATCGTCCACGGGGTGTGACCGGCGTAGATCCCGGTTCCTTCCTGGAACCATTTCGCGTACTGAAGATTGGTGCCGACGCTGACGGCGTTTTGCGCAACCGGTGAGACTTGGATCGAACTCATCATGCGCCCGGAGTCGATTCCGGTATGGCCGCCGCGCTTGTTCGGTAGCCAATCCTGGTCGCCGCCCTGCTCTTTGATGCGCATGACCGCCGCATCGCGCACGACGATGCCGGCTTGGGTCAGCGGCACCGAAAGGTCGCTCAGCCGCGCTGCTTGCGCCCTCAGCTTCGCGAGGATCTGCTCGGCGTTGGAGCTTCCGCCGATCATCGCGGCGTTCTCCGCACGACGAAGCATTCGAGCCGGTCATCCCACGGCTGCACGTAGACGACCGCAAAAGCGGCGTTGGTGAGAATGTTTGTAACGATTGACCTCGACGCTGCGCCCGATTCGGCCGGCAGCCAAAGCCGCGCGTCGATGTTCACCATAATCGGATTGCCGCTCTTGTCAGTAGATGGAACTTGCAGATCGCCGCTGGTTGGAATGATCTCGGCTAAGTACGGGCCGACGCGGTCGAGCTTATCGGTCGTCGGATTGCGGTTATCGACGAAATATGACGCCTGCTGCGTCGCCGCAAGGCGCTGCGGCCAGCGAGACGATGACGGCACGCGCGGCATCTACGCGGCCTCGTCGTCGGAGGCTTCGGCTGTGCCGGCTGAGACTACGGTGCAGCGGCAGTTATGCACGACAATCCCTTCGGCCACATACGACTCGTCTTCGGCCACTTCGAAGTTGTAAACGATGCCTTCGAAGTTCAGGCATTCAAACGAAGCGATGGGTACAACGGCAGTATGAAGCGGGCGTTTACTTACGACCAAAGTCGGAAAATCTACAGGGAGCACATCGCCGGTGCTTCGGTTAAAGCCCTGGCGGAGCGCTACGGAGTCGCAAGGACCGCAATCGTCAGCGGTTTTGCACGCGTCGGGCTCAAGCAGCGCAACCGAAGCGGTGCTATGTACCTCCGGATGAGCCGCACGAGCGCTGCCGAGCGCGCTGCGCTCTCGAAGGCCGCTCACGATGCCGTGCGTGGAAGCAAGGTGAGCGAGGACGCTCTCGCCCGTAAAGCCCGAAGCCGCCAAGGTCGCGCCATATCCGTCTATGAAACCATCGTCCACGACGCACTCGCTGCTGCTGGCATTAGCGCGGTCCTTAACTACGCCGTGGGAAAATACATGATCGACGTTGCTATCACCGATCGCTTCTTTGCCGTAGAGATCGATGGTGGGGGTTGGCACGCGGTTCCCAAAAAGCGCGCCGCAGATGCGGTGAAGGATGCCTACTTGAGAGCGAACGGCTGGCGCGTTATTCGGCTGGGAGGTTGCACTCAGCACCGCTTCCGAATTCACGCAGTAGACCTCATCCGTTACTTTCAAGGACGCGGCCCGCGTCCACCCATTAGGCGTATAAACGGGGTGGTTTCCGGTGATCCTGAGTATCCTATGCCCGGCCCGGACCGTCCAAAGATGCTCCGAAACTTCGCGTTGCATGAGGCCAACGACAGGGCGCCAGCGTCCCAGATGAGTCCAAACTAAATCGCCGACGCCAACCGTTTCAATAGGGACCTCGCCGCGCTCCGTCAAGATTAGTGTTCCCTCCGGGCAGCACGACGGATGTGCCGGCGGTTCCGTTGCTCCAACGTCGGCGAAGACCTGACCGAGTAAGACTATGTCCCCATCGGCGGCTTCGCAAGCCGCACACTGGCGCTCATCTTCGGCGCTAATCCACATCACTCGCGCCACTCCCGCCGAGCGGTAGGTCTGCATGATTCCGGCATTCATCGCTCGCGACGTCTCGGTGCGCGCGACCATCTCGGCCCATGAATCGCTTGGGATCACGCGCACTACAGGGCGCTCACCGTCACGGCCAGGCGGTCCCTGCGCTAGAATGTGCATCCCGTCGTCAAAGGTGTCTTGAATCCGCTGCGCCATCGCCGGTATGCCGTCTCCGGCCGCGATGCCGTCTTGGAGCGCCTGCTTTATCGCGGCGACCTCGCGATCGACGATTTCTTGCGAGAATGGGATAGTCGCAGCATTGAGTTGATCCAGCGCGAGCGTCGGCGGCATATCCCAGGTAATGCCGACCTCGGCTTTGCCCGAATCGAGACCCGCATTGAACAGCTCTTGCTGCGCTGCGGCGATGGCCGTCGCGATTGCCTTGGGATCCATCGACGCGAGCGCCTCGGTGACGGCTGCGATGATGGCGTGGCGCTGATCGTCGGTGAGGATGCCAGCGTCGACGGCCGCGCCGAGCTCGTTATCGAGTTGCCCGACGTCGGCTTCGCGCTTGTTGCTGCGGCGCACCGCGGCGACGACTGACGATCGCCACGCGTGCAGAATCGAGAGCAGCTGCAGCCGCAGCTTGCGGGTGCCGGCGACCTTGGCCCGCATACGCTGGCGCTCGAGCCGTTCGGCGACGGCGGAAATCTTGTAGGCCCGCGGCGCCGGCGCATCGTTGGACTTGACCGGGTTGGTCCGTTCGAGCATCCGGTGCGCGCACTGTCGCGCGGTGCGCAGCGACGTGCCGTTGAGTTCGACGATCACGCTGGTACCAAAAAACCGCTTTTAAGCCGCCCATGGTAGCCGTTAGTCTGGGTGATCTGGATCGACGGGTTTGCGGTGACGCTCGGCGGATGCTGGTTCGGAATGCCCGAGCGACTCCATCCGTAAGAATTCCGGTCTCCGTTCCCGGCGATGCCGTCGACGTACCAGTCGGCATGGCTCCCGTCTTCCGCCATAAAGCCGGGGCAGCGCACCATTAAGTGGATGCCATCGGGGCGTGGCGGCGTCGGAAAATCAGAATCTCCGTACCACCAGGCATCCCACATCGCACCCGGCGGTGCGTCGTCGAGGATCAACTCTTCGCTCGTATCTATGCGTCGATAAAGCGGCCGGATAAATACCTGGCGCTTGTCCCCGTCCTCAAAGCGATAGTCGCAGTGTTCGCATTTGGCCGGCCAGCGCGGATCTTCGGCCGGAAAAAGCTCGAGCTTATCGGCGCCCAGGAAGTCGAACGTTCGGTATTCGCTTCTGACACCGCTCGGCTTGATTTCAAACGGGACGTCGTCGATTAGCGCATGGGCGTTGTGGTAACCCCACGGCTGCTTACAGACAGCGGCGTCGGGCGATCCCTCGCGCGAGTAGCGCCGGAGCGAGCGCCGCGCGCGTAAAGTTCCCTCTAACCAAAAGCACGCGATCTGCATTATGTCACCGAAACGGCTGATATCGGCGCGTCACAACGTTGCCGATCAGCATCGCGGGGCTCGACGAGCCCGGAACCGGATCGCCTGTGAGGTCTTTGCGCAGCTCGGCTTTGAGCTGCTTGAGCGATGCGGCGTACGAGGCCGGATCGGTTCGGTACTCGCCTTGGGCGAGCAGGTAGAGCCGGTTGTAGTCCATCAGCAGCGCGTCGATGATATCGAACTGCGCCCGCTTGAGCACCGAAGCGTCGTCGGAGTACAACGCCTGCGCGCGCGTCAAGTAACCGTTGAGATCGTCGTCGGAGAACGCCGTGACTTGATAGCCCCCTCCGATGAACGTGCCGGCGTCGGGCGCCGCGTTGAAGGTGATGATCGCGTTGGTCGCGCCGGTGCTGGTCGGGTTGGGCGTCGATCCGACCACGTAGAGCGACGGATCGACCGCGGTCCACACGGCCGTTTCGCCACTGCTCGACGGCGGCGCCGTGGCTTCGTAAACCGTCAGCGTGCCGTCGATATAGTTTTCGTAGCGGATGCTGAAGATCGTCCTGACACCGTCGGCTTGGCCCATCAGTTCAGGCGGCGAGCCCGGCGCTGGCCATAGCTGCGGCCTGTCACCGATCGCCGTTCGAACGTTCGCGACGGTAATCGCCACGAGGTTAGACCAAAACCCCTTCGGTCGATCGCTCGATTAGGGCAAACGTCTCGCCGGCCAGTACGCGCGAAAAATACTCGTCGGGAATGATCGCGCCGCGCACGACGGCAATCAGGCCGATCGGCTTCTCGCCCATGGCAACGCGCTTGGTATTCTCAGCGTCGACGCACTTGCGCTTGTGCTCGGCGGCCTTCTTATCGCTTGGATTCGAGGTCTTCCAGACGTCGACGAGCACGAGCTCGTGGAAGTAAAAGCGCGTGAACTCGTAGTGGTGATTGTTGGGCGCTTTCGCCCACTCAAAGCGCGCGTTGTTCTCCCAAAAGGTGGGTGAGCCCAGGCGCGCGGTCAGCGCGGCCATCGAGTCACGCACGACCGGGGCCGGCGGACGTTCCTTCGTCCCATCCTTGGGGCGGTGGACTGCCGGGGGGGCGGCTGGGGCTTGGACCGCGACCTTTCCATCGAGCATCCCCGTGGAGGCCGCGGGGGCGACAGCGGTCGCGTTTTCTTCAAGGCGTTTTCTTGGCATCGGAGCCGACTTGGCTTAGGTGAGCCCAAAGCAACGGCGTCGTGTCCGAAAAAGGCGAGGGCGCCGATTGCTCGACGCCCTCTTTGCTATGCGAATCCTTGGAGGCTACGGGGTGGGCGAAGACGTCGGCGTGTCGCCGGGGATCGACGTGATACTGTCGGCCCTACCGGCGCAAGCCGGCTGAACGCTGACCGTTCCTGAAGTGTAGGCGCTCAGTCGAACGCGAACGTACGAGACGCTTCTGGCCGGTAAAGTCGCCAGCACTTGAAACGCTCGAGAGGTCGCAGTCGAAAAGCCCGTGTTTGCCAGCCAGTTGTTGCTGGGAGACACGACGGCGAGTTGCCACTGCGCAAGCACAGAAGTCGGCGACGCCGAGTTGGTCGTCTCGTAAACGCCGGTCGCTTCGAACGTGCCGTAGACGTTGAACGTGCACATCGCCGACCCGCCGGGAACCTGAATGTAGGCGTAGGAGGTCGATGCGCATGGATCGGAGCTGCACGCCGACGTCAGCGAAAAGGTCGGCGCACCCGGAGGAGGGATTTGCGCGGTCGCTACCTGCGGGCGCAGCGAGAGCGACAGCGCAAGGCTCGTGATCGCGAGCAGCGCGACCGGGACGATGCGGAGAAGCTTTTTCATCTTTAGTTCCCCCTCAGAGTTGCTTCGGGGATCACGACGCCGGCACCAAACCGACGCTCGCACTTGGTCCGACGCACGCTCTTGTTGAACGAGTCGCCAGCGTTGGGGACTTCCATGATCACCGTCAGCGGCGTGCGATCCTGGAACGCGCCGATCTTGCCGGCCTCGCCCAAGAACCACGGATTACCCGCGCCTGAGAGCGTCTGACCCGCGAAGAACTTGAAGAACCGCGTGAACTTGGCCACGAAGATATCTTCGAGCTGATTGCGAGCGAAGATGCCGTTGACCGTGTTGGGCGTGTTCGCCGGCGTGTTCGGATTGAAGTCCGACTTGAGAATCGTGTTCACCGTGATCTTGTCGGCGTTGGCGAAGACGCCGCAGTCCACTTCGAACAGCGCCAGGTCTCCCAGCACGTTCGTGATGTAGTCGGCTGCGGTGAAGAGGTTCGCGATGCCGTCGCGCGTCGGAATGCCTGCCGTGGTAACCGGACCGCCGTAGCCGACCGGCGCCGATCCAGCGATGCACGCGCCCGGGATGATCCCGCCTGCGCTGCCGCCATCGGCCTGGCGAATGTTTCCGGTCGCGTAGGCCGTGATGAGTTGCGACGCCCACCACTGCTCTTCGGCGTACGCCATCTTGTCGCCGAGATTGGAAGCCTGCTCGGCCACTTGACCGGTTTGGTCGTCCTCTTCGAGCGTGTTGGACAGCTCGAGGATTTCGCCGAACTTGTAGTTGCGGATCCGCGTCAAGTTGCCGCCGAGGCTCGAGGTCGGGAGCGCCTCGTCGTCTTCCACGGGGCTGGGAACGTTGGCTCCCTGCAGCGGGAAGTACGTCTCTTCGGCCCGCGTCGAGCTCAGAATCTTGGCGACTTCGCGGTAGACCGTCGGCACGACTTCGTAGGCGTTGGAGAGGTTTTGCGTGACGAGGCCCGTTGCCAAGGCGTACACCTGGCTCGTTGCAACGTCTTCGCGCAAACCCATCTTGTCGCGCAGTTGCCGTGCGGCTTCTTTGAAGTTGAAGCCGGGCTGATTGATGAGCTTGAGCCCATCGTAGCCGTGCTCGCGCTGGAACTGACGGCCCCAACGGGTGCACCAGCTCTGCGCCTTTTCGCCGAACTTCTCGCGGTTGACCGCCGCGGCGATGGCGACGCTGCGTGCTACGCCTTCTCGATTGCCTCCGGCTTCGGCCAGCCGTTTGCGGACTGCAGAGATATCCATGTGATTTGCGCTTATGCCTCCGTTAGTTGCCCTTGACGAGCGCCGGCTGAATGCGGATGTAAACGAGCACGCCGGTACCGCCGGCGATCGGGAATGGTGCCTGCGACGCGTTGCTGCCCATCTGCCGCTGATCCGGCGAGACGTACCCTACGGCCGTGCCAGTCGCGGTCTTGGAGATCGTGCGGCCGTCGGCACCGAGGTACACGGTGTCGTAGGCTTTGTACGAGTCGCCAGAGGTCGTCTTCATAAGATGTTCGCCGTCTTCGTACAGCGACACCATCGGGATGTGCGTGTCGTTGCTGGGGATCGGCGAACCGGTGACGCCATCGGTGAACGTGACCGGATACTGCGTGTTCGAGATGCCGACGCCGTTGGCGGCGTTTGCGTTGCTCGAGCCAGGGGTGTTGAGCGACGCGACGTTGCCCGTTGAGTTGCGGTAACAGAGCTCGCCGGGATTGATTACGCCCGACGCGACCGTCAGATCGATTGCGGCCGAGATGAGCGGACGCACCGCACGGCGCGGTCGGCTCGGATTTGCGATTACGAGAGTGCCCATCTGGCTTTACGCCTCCTCGAAGGTGAAGCTGTCGGCGGAAACTTTGCTGCCGCCGCCTGTCGGCGAGCCGGAAACAACTCCGGCACCGTCGTTGCGACGAATGTGAGCCATGTCGAACGCTTTAACGTGCTCACGCATCGATTTCTCGTGCGTAAAGCCTTCCTTGACTAACTCCCAGCGAAGTCGCGGGCGGTAGTCGTCGGGGATTTCGAGTTGACTGAGCACGTTTTCGGCCATGCGTTCGCGAGTTTGCAGCCCGGCTTTGCGCTCGGCTTCGGTCGCGCGCTCTTCGGCGGTCTCGACCTTGCTCTCGGCGGTCTTGCGCGCGCCGCGCTCTTTCTTGAGCTGCGCCTTGAGGAACTTGGGATCGTCGGGCATCGCCTCGACTTCCGCATCGCCTTCGGTCGCGGCCGCCGGGTTCAGCGGATCGATCGCGCCTTCTTCGTCGTCGGGTTCGTCCGAGACGCCGGTCGCGTCGTCGAGCACTTTATCGAGCGCGCCGCCATCGACAACGCCTAACTGGCGATCGATCTCGGCGTCTTGCTCGGGCGTTACCTTAACGCCGCCCTGCGCGGACTCAACGACCTTGACGATCGCGGCTTTGCGTTCGGCTTTGCCGCTCTCGGACAGCTTCTTGATGCCATCGCGAATCGCGTCGGCGTCGAGCGTCAACTTGACGTCGGCTTCGCGGGTCGGCTTTCTTTTGGAACCGGTTTTCATTCGATAGCTCTCCTTGAGAGACGCAACAAGTGTTCCGCCTGCGCCGGCTTTGGTGACGATATCGACCGAGTCGACTCCCTCTATACGATCGACGACATTCCATTGCTCACCGTCGATTGTCTGAGGGACGCTGTCACCGTAAGCATTGATGCTCAGGCCCGCCCACGCCATTCTCGGGTACCTTTTTGCGTATTCAATGCATGTCCGAACGATCGTGACGACCTCGTCTTTGCCGACCGCTGGGTGGAACGTACCGAACAGCGCGACCGTCTTTCCGACCTCGGGATCGGTGTACGGGCGGACCTCGACGTCGGAGTACCAGCCAGCCAAATCGCGCACGGAGCGCTCGGGCCGCGTTTGCTCTTCGATCGTCGAGGGGTGATCCAAATAGGCTTGCGCGGCCTCAAAGATGTCGCGTGCGACGGCATCCTGCAGCGCGGCAGCCGAGTACCAGTGGCGCTGACCGAGATTGCCGTGGCCGGCGCGCAGCAGCACGACGTTTTCGACAGCGTCGAAGTTGCCGATGACGACGGATTCACGGAAGGCGTAGTTAGAGGTGACGCCACCGAACTTGTCAGGGTACGAAAGCAGGCTGCGTGACAAGTGTTACGCGCCCTTATCGTGCTTGGCGACGATGGTTTTGGCTTTACGAACCTGCTTGGCGACGTCGGCTGGGTCGAAGTTCGTGGCCTGATGAGCGCGGTTCAGTACGGCGCGCGCGAACTTGTAGGCCAGCGGGTGATCGGACGGCGGCAGCGGGAAGCCGTAGTCGGAGTCAGCCCAACCGCCCGGCGGCGGCGTTCCCTTGGGCGGGATGCCGAACTTCTTGCGAAAAGTTGAATGGACCGCCGGCATCGCCTCTTGGGTGTCGCCGGTCGTCAACGGATTGACTTGCGAAGTCGAGACGCTCATGGCCCGGCTTGTACGGCGAGGCTGCCGTAGCGCGGGGGCCGCGTGTCCGCTTAGTTGGCTGAGATCGTGTAAATCAGGGTCGAGGGGACCATCGCGAGGCGCACGCCGTTGGTCGAATCGACCGCCGCGACGTCGATCCAGGCGAAGATGACTTGCAGCCGGCCGCCGACGAGCTCGTAGCCGACGATGAGTGGCGAAAGCTGCACCTTGGGAATCGTAGCGCCGCGAGGACGCTGGCGCCCGAACCTAGTTGGACGAGATCGCATTGAGGATGAGAACGGGTTGGACATCGATCTTGATGTTCTCACCGTCTCGCCGCGCTTGGCCGAGAACTGGCGCGCAGATCGCGACGACGACCTTGCCTTCCATCCGACCGATGTAGGTTTGGGCGTCGATTACCACGCGCGGCGCAGCGTAATGACGATCCGGCCCTCGCCGGTCATCTTGTAGTCGCACTCGATTTCGCTTGGTTTTAGGCCGCGCTCCTGAGCGAAGATGCCAAAGCCGATCAGCATCTTCTTCACGGCCTTGGAAAGTTCGGGATTCTCGTCGAGGTAGCGCGCGCGTTCGAGCGACTTCTTGGCGATCATCGCATAGGGCGTCGAGTAGTCGCTTGGCGTAAAGATTTGCTCGACGATCTCCTCGACGTTCTGCTGCTCCTCGATGATATCTTCGGGATCGTAGGCGATCATGCGGCTGAGGGAACGCCGATCTCAGTCGGAATGCACAGCACGTCGGTATCTTCGATCAACTTAACGTTGTCGTCGTGCGAAAGATTGTCGCGGCGCACTGCTAACTTCACCCAGCTTCCAGCATACGCCGAAAAGGCGACGTGGTCACCGACTTTGATGCCGTTATGAAACAGCTTTTGATCGACGTTGGGACCGAGCTCGATCACTTTGCCTTCGCTGAGCAACTTGACGGCGGTCTGCGGAAGATTCACGCCGCCTAACGTCGTTTCGGACTGCTTCATGGGTTCGATCGCAACCTGACGGCCCGATGGGTTTAACTTCATCCGCGAAAATCCTCAGAAAACTTTTTGGAAGTGCAAGTTGGCTCGCTGCACGACGTCGGTCGAATCGGCGACACCGTAATATGGCCGTTACTGCAACGCCAACGGCGTGCGCGCGGCACTTTAATCGGACCGATCGCTGTCAGCGCCACGCTTCCACGGCATCGGTATCCGAATATCGAACTCGAAGCGCACGATGCCGACGAAGACTGCGAGCGCGACGCCCGTCACGATGCCGGCGAGATAGTCGAGAAACAGCATTAGGCCGTGGTCGCCAGAATGGCGGCGTCGCCCGACGGGCTGCCGGTCCAAATGGCGTTGATCACGCCCGCGACTTTACTAGCGGGAACGTTTGCGATGCCGTTTGGCGCAATCGCGATTCCCTGGCCCACGACCGCATCGACGCCGAGGCCAAGGTATGCCGTCTCCACCGTGTCCGTATTCTGGATCGTCGCGGCGAGGCGAGTCGTATCGGCATCGAGCAGCTGCGTCGAGGAATCGGCTGCATCGACGGTAGTCGCCGTGCGCGTTGCCGTTACCAGGACGAGCGCGACGGTGCCGTTACCTAAGTCGATGCCGGCAACGTCGGCAAAGCCGCCGCGGTGCTGCTGGCCCGTTTGCGGGCTCGAAGTGCTGTCGGTGCGCGGGTCTCTCGCTTGAATCGCCATGGCCGCGCGGCTTGGCCGAAGCGAGAAGCCTTCGGGCTACTCGTGTCCGCAGAAAAGACAAAGCGCCCCGGAGAGTGGATCGGAGCGCTTTGCCCGGCACTTAACCTTCAGCACCGGGAAGAGGTTTCAGTCCGGATAGATCACGACGAGATTGTGCTTCTTTGCGTACTCGCGAAACGCAGCCTCAGATGCCATCGTCGATTTATCGCCAGGTCCGCCGTGCCCGAGCTCGTTGCGAATCGCAGCCGCGCCGGCGCCCGACGTTGGGCTCGCGTCGTGCGGATCGGGAGTCGTGGGCTTGGCGACTACGCCATTCGAATGGCCGTTCGAAGCACCGTTAGAAGGCGGAGCGTATGCTGGATTGGGCACATCGCCGGGCGCCCACGCGGCCTGATTGGCCAAGGGCTGGCCCTTCGCGACCATTTCCATATCTTTGAGAATGAGCTTGCTCGGGTCCTGATCGTTGCCGAGCTCGTCCTTGATCTTCTGCTGCTCGCCGTCGAAATCGTAATCCGGGATCTCCGCTTCGGCGCAGAACGTCTCCGCGGCGGTCTGCTTGCTGACGTACGCCATGCCTTCGGCTTGTCGAATCATCGTGCCGCGAGTCGTCGCATCGGCCTTGATGATCGAGGGAAGCTGAACCTTGAAACTGAGGTCTTCGCCGCTGGGCACTTGCCCGAACTTCACCGCTTCGGTAATGACGTCGCCCATAAGCTTGGTCAGGAAGGCGATGATGAGGTCCTGGCGCGTCTCGAGATGCTTTGCCGTCGGCTCGGTCGCGACGAGCGCCGTCGCGCGGTTGGCGTGTGAATCGACGCCGAAGTAAGACTTGTTGAGCCCAAAGGCCAGCGCCACGTGATTAAGCAGCGCGTCGTAGGCCGTGCCTTCGCCCGAGACGGCGCCGCGGATATCGCTGCTGATCGACTTGATCTCGACGGCCTTGTTGGTCATAAAATATGACCCCGGCCGAGGCTTCTCTGACGGAATCGCCGTGCCGGCCAAGCGCTGCAAGTCCCCCGTCCCGCCGTCGGCTTGGATCCACCACTGATAGGCCGCTTGCGCAAACTGCTTCTGAATCATCGCATCGAAATAGTCGCGCAACCGCTTGGCCCAGCCGAGGCTTGCAAACGGGTCGCCGCGGCCGCGCGCGTCGGATTCCTTGGCGTTGATGAGCACGTGGATCATCTCGTCACGCGCAATCGTCCGCTCGATCCATTTCGCCTTCGCCGGTTCGAGATTGGGCGGCGCGAACAAGATCACGCGCGTTTGGTATCTTTGGGTATAGTAAAAGACTTCCAGCGGATCCTCGGCGTCGGTAACGATCTCCCAGATCGTCTCAGGCGGAAGCGAGCGAACCTTGATGCGCCCGTCGCCCATCGAGAACTTGCGCAGGAACAGCTCGCCATCTCGCCACAGCGAGGTCGCCATATCGTGCAGGCGGTTCGTAATCCGGCCCGGGCCCCACGGCGTGACCGACTGCTGCGATTGCGGCAGCAACTCGCGATTGACGAACTCGTCGATGATGGGCTGCACCTTGTCCGACGCGGCGATAATCGAAAAGCTTCGGCCGAGCGTGAAGTCGGAGAGCAGTTCGATCGCAAAGCGGACCGCCGGATCGTGAGTCCAGGCGAAGAAACTTTTCGCTTGGGCATCCCAAATGTCGGAGATAAGCTGCTGCTGGCCCATCGGACCGCCTCGAGGCAGATATTCCCGTTCGGTCGGAGCGTCGTAGCCGACGCCGGCAGCATCGTCGAATCCGCCATCCCAAAAGCCGTCCTCGCGTAGGCTTGCACGTGCGCGGGCTCGGCCGAGGTTGTCTTCGCGCAGCTGCAGCTTCTTGGCGTAGCCGCCTTCCTGCAGCGGAACGAGCGCTTCTTGCGCGAGCCCGAACTCGAGCATGAACGCTTCCTCGTCGGGCTTGACGTCTTTTCTATCGACGACGGTCTTGCCGGCGGCAGTGAGCCGGCGCGCGGCTTTGAGCGCAACGGTCGCCCGGCGCTCGGAAATCTTGGCGTTGACGAACGCCGTGCGGTCTTCGAGCGGATCGCGAATCCAGGCTCGGGCCTCGATGTTCGACAGGTCGAGAATCTCGCGGCGCCCGTCGCGGCAAGCGACCCGGAGCTGAATCGTGGCGCCCGACTCGACCGATGCGGTAAAGCGGCGGTAGGGGTCGTTGGCCTCGTCGACGGCATACGCGGCCAGGTCGGGCTCGTAGGGCGTCGGCTGGCTGACCTTGAGATAGGGGTGGGATTCTGTGGCGTCGAGCTCTTCAGCGCGCAAAGACCGGGTTTCGTCCATCCCGGCCGCTCTACGGGAAGCTTAGGCGGCTACGGCCTGGCGTGTCCCCTTACGCTCTCGGTATCTTTCGCCCGCAGCGGCCACGCAGGCGCGGCAGCGTCGGCGCCCTTTGTAAACGTGCGTGTTCCGGTCATCGAACAGGTGGCCGTTACGGCAGTGGGTACGTGGGCCGCGCTCGACGCGAGGCCGAGCTTGGCGAACTCGCTTTTGGTGCGCGATCGTACGGTCGATGCACCGGCGGCAGACTTTGTATCCTGGCTGCGGCTTGAGCACCGCGCACGTCGTGCAGGTCCCACGCTTCATCGCCAGTTGCCGCTTACGCCGATGCGCTCGTCGATACTTTTCGTGGCGCGTTGCTTCGCATGCCGCGCAGGCTCCATCGGCCAGCTTGGCTCCGTCGCGAGGGCAGCGTCCAATAGCGACGCGCTCGGCAACGATCTCGGCATGCCGCTTCTTTCCAGCTTGGGTCAGCGCTTCAGTGTACCTATTGCGCCCGAACTCGCGGCACGTTGCGCACTCTTTGAAGCGTAGGTCGTCACGATCTACTCCGCAGCGCGAGCACGCGCCCTGAGCGACGCGTCTGGCGCGCCGAGCCTTTTGGTCGGAAGTCGAGATAGCGCAGCACCTAACACAGGTTAAACGTCCGGTCGGCGGTTTAGCTTTACCGCAGACAACGCATAGCCCAGCCGCGAGAAAGCGCGCGTGTCCGTTTTTCTTCGCTTGATTATCGTATTCTAGGCACTGCTCGCACTTACGACGGCTTGGCCTGCACTGGCGAACCGCGCAGGCAGCGCAGGCATCCTCGGAACGCCGCGCTCGTCGGTCGGCTTTCTGAAGGCGCCACATTTCGCGCTGCTTCTCGATGATGCTGAGAACGGCGGCGTTCACGAAAACCACTTCGGCTTCTTAGGCGATGCCGGCTCGTTGCGCGGCTTTGACGCCTTCTTCTCGATGTTCGTATCCTTTGCTGTCCGGACTTTGCCCTCGTGCTTGTGGCCGCGAGGTGCGCGTGCTGCCCGGGGCGTCGACGCAGTTTTGCCTTTCGCCTTGGGCTCTTTGTGCTCGCCGCGCTTTTTGTGCGGGGCAGCGTGCGACGACAGCGGCTTCATCTTCGCCGAGCTTGGGCGCGCGATATTCGAGAGCGTGACGGTCTTGATGGCGCGGCCGCGCTTAACTTTGGCGGGGCGCTTCACTGCAAATGAATCCCGTGCCAGATCTGCTTGAGAGCGAGGGCGGCTAAGATAACGCCAAGCGCGATGGCGAGGACGTAGAAGGCGAAAGTTCGGGTGGTCATCTACTGCTCGTACAGCGTCATGCCGACGATGGTGTCTTGAACCTCGGTCATCTTCGATCCGCCACCGCCCGAGAGTTCCCAGCGCCATTTGTAGACGCCGAAGTTCCAGAATGGTCCGCCGGTCGATTCTTTGAAGTTGGCGCCGGTGCTCGAGGCGACGAGTGAACCGTTACGCCAGAGCCTCGTCCACCCGTCCGAGCCGCTCGATATCTTCGCCTGAATGACGAATGCGTCGGTTTCCTGCGGAGTGTACGGACCAACCCAAAACGGCGCGCTAAGACTCGAACCGCAGTCGTCTATTAGCCACTGCTGCGGCTGTCCGCTGCTGCTGTTGGGCGGCGTGTTACCGAATCCAAGCTGCGTGCACGGTGTATCGGGCTCGTCGTTTCCGTGAATCTGCCAAACAACCGACTGCGCCTCGCCGTCGTCGTTCCCCATGCCGGGCGGCTGCCCGAGTGGATTGCCGTCGACGTAGCCGAACACCCAAGTGTAGACACGCTCTGCCGTTAGCTGGAACGTCGACCCGCCAGCAGTGAGCGGCAGCATCTGATTGCGCCCGCATTTCGTGCCGTCTTGCTTCAGATCAAAGTAGAACGTCGAGCCGGTGAGTACCGGGTTGCCGCACTGATAGGTGTTCGCAGTTTCCCAATTCCCGAGCGTCGGGCTTCCGGCTTGCCAAACGATCGTGCCGTAAGGCGGCGGCGACGGGGAAGCAGTTGGGGCAACGGTCGGCGTCGAGGTTGGCGCGATCGTCGGTTCTGGCGTTGGGCTCGCTGTCGGAATCGGCGTCGGCGACGGCGCAGGCGTGACGATCGTCTTGTTCGCGATGCACAGCGTGGAGTAGCCTGGAACCATCGACGGCAGGCAGCGCGGCGTCGCGTGCTTCTTCACGGCTGGCGCTGCGGTCGGGAGCACCGAGATTGCGGCAGCCGTAGCGAGCATCAGGGCCAGTAAGAGTTTCATCTCGTTGGGTTCTTTCCGTAATCGAATGCGGTCTCGATTTCCGCGGCCGACGGCTTGTCGCGCGGCCAGTGCCAGGTTCCCGAGCGAATCGCCGAAGCGTTGGCGTCGGACTCGGGAATGTTCAGCGTGTTTTCATGGAGGACGTGCAGATCGACATTACCGTCTGGGCGCACGCGGGTGATGACGGCCGGGAGCGTTTTACCGTCGTGGTCGACATATCGCACGATGCGTCCGGGGCTGGGCTTTTGTTCGTTCATGGTAGTCCTTTCTGGAATCAGGCCGCTCTCGACCCGACATGAAAGCCGTGTTCGGAGCAGGGATAGGCCGCTTTACGCTTGGCGCGCGAGGTGCTCCGAAAGCACTCCTCTTGCGCCTCATCAAACCGCGCGAACGATTCTTTGGGCGTACCGTCGAGGTTGAAGCAGTGGCGGAACGGCCGACTCGCTCGCGCATCCACCGTCCGCGAAACCGGCTCGCCCGCGCACGTCGGGTTCTGGCAGATGCCGATGCCCACCGGATTGTGGTGCCAGCAGCGCTCGCAGATCCACGCCGAGGTCACACCTGCACTCCTATCGCCATCGGTCGCGTCTCGGCTTCGGCTACCACGGCGCCCGCGTCACTCATCACGTCCACCTGATCGTCGTGTGCGCCTACCGGAAAGTCGATCAGTTCATTCTCCATTCCGACGACCCAGGGCGCATCTGCCGGCAGCGGATGAAAGACCTGGCCCATTTCGTAGCGGCTGGCGACGAGTAGCGAACGTGTCTCTTTGCCTTCGCGCCCGCGCTTGATCGCGACGATCGGCAAACCTTCGGCGAGCGCGTTTTGGATAAAGACCCACTGATAGGCAACAGCCTCGACGCCGATGCGCACGGCACGATGTTTGTTCCAATAGGCCCGCAGCATCGGAATCTGCCGCGTGCCATCGATACGATCGCGAAACCAATCCAGGACGATGAGCTCGTGCTTTGGGCCCAGCGCAAAGACGCCAAAGACGGTGAAGTCTCCGTCGGTCGATGACGTTCCGGCGGCGAGATCGACGGTCATAAAGATGCGGCACTGGTGCAAATCGTAGCCGCCGCTAACTCTGCCGAACTCGTCGTGCAGGAAGATGCGCGGTCCGATTATGTGATAGCGACGGAACCATTCGCGCCGGAAGATCGCGCCGGCATCGGGGCGCGGCCGTCCTTGGTAGAGCGCGTCAAAGAACCGCGGCGTCGTGCGAATGCGCTGCTGAAGCAAGAAGTCTCGCGGTCGCTCCTGGGGCCACAACGCTTCACCGGGTAGCCGGCCCAACGAATCGCGGATGCCGTGACCGCATTGATTGACGGCGTCGACGCCGTAATCGTCGCACTTCGGGCAGATTGCCAACGCTGGGAAGTCAAGAACGCGGTAGCGCAGCTTTGCCTCTTTGGCCTGTTCGAGCGCGCGGGCCATGTGGTCATCGACGTTCCACCGGCTCATAATGTGAATGTGCGGCGCGCCGGGTGAGCAGCGGGTGACGAACTCGGCTTGATACCATTCCCACGCCTTATCGCGCTGCCGCCGATTCATCGCGTCCTCGACGTTGGCGTACGGGTCGTCGACGATCGCGAGGTCCGCGCCTTGGCCCGCGATGCCTTGCTGTACGCCGACCGCGCGCATTCCGCCGCCGCCAGAGGTTTTCCAGCGACCGCGCGCGTTGGCTAACGGGTCGATCGTGACGCCGAAGTAACGCTTTGAAGTCCGAACGAAGAAGTCACGCGCCGGTCCGCCGACCTTATCCGCTGCGAACTCAGCGGCGTGCGACGCGGCCAGAATCTCGCGATCGGGATGAAGCCCAAGAAACCACGCAGGCATGATGTTGGAGCCGAGCCTCGTTTTGCCATGACGCACCGGCACGCTCATAAACAACGCGTCAAGCCGATGCTGTTCGAGGTCCACCATCGCTTGGGCCATGATGAGATGGAACTCCGCGGGAACGTACGGGCGCGGGTCGCTTTTGGTTGCGACGAACGCTAATCCCGCCGGCGACGTCCCCGCAAGTACGGTGTCTTCGTCGATCTGCGCGGCTTTGGGGGTCAACTTATCGCCCATATCGTCGCATCGCTCATTTGTCCAGAATCGTCGCGGCGACAAGTGCTTCGTGTGGCCAGTGTTCGAGCTGCCAAAGCGCCGTTGCGTGCTTAATGCACTTCAAGCAGCTGCCGCAGGACGCTTCAATCGTATCCGCGCTACGATCATCGCCAACGCCTTCACAATACCAGCACAGGTCGAGCAGTTCGGCTTTCCGCAGCCGCTCGATGATCTCAGGCTTGGTGCGCCTCTGAAGTGGAAACGCAAGCTTCCCGGTCTTGCCGTTGACCTTCTGGAGCGCGTCGAACGCTGCGATCGCATGGTCGGCGTTGTCGAACTCACCTTCGATCCAGCCGAGGTTCAGGCTCTCGGTGTCGTCGAGATACGGAGCGACGGCCCCGAGCCAGATTTGCGTCTGGATTGAACCGCCATCCTTGCCACGGCGCGGAGTGTCGGCATCGTTAGAAACCGTAACCGTGCTGTGCCGCGTGACGAGGCCGCGCTTTTGGAACTCGGCAAGAATTTTCGCGCGAGATACCGCTTGCTGGCCGTTGCACGGAACGCTCGGATGCACGACGGAGATCGCTCGAACCTCGGAAAGCTGCTTGCCGTCGACGACCCAGAGCTTTTGATCGAGAAGCGCTTCGTAGAGCGCCAACGTCGAATCACAGCCGCCCGACCAAAGGACGAGCTTAAGGTTGCTCACCAGTAGCCGTGAACGACGTATTGCACCGATTCAGGCGTGGGCGCCGGTGGACAGCCTTTCGGAATCGGCTTTCGTAACACTGACATCGCGCGCTCCGTCGTCGGTATCGTGCGTTCGTATCCGGGTCGATACTCGATCTCAGGCGCGTGATAGCCACCGCCCGCGAATCGCAATCCATGGCGCACGATGCGGAACGGACGATCACCGTACTTCGCAACCCATTCCGCTTCGGTTAGTGGCCGACTAGGTTCAAAACGCTCGCCCAACCATAGTGAACTCCAGAACGCGCGAAGGGAGCTAATCACGCCGCCTCCAACGCCGCCAGCGGCACGATGCGCGCGCCGCGGCTGTCACCGATGACAAACTGCACGACGGCACGCTGCGATTTTCGCCGAACGGAGATGACGCGGCCGGTTGAGCCGGGCGGTAGGTCCTGAGCGCCAAGAATGCGGCACTTCGACGCTTCCCAAACCTCGTCGGCCACCGGGACGTAGCGCACGCGGTCGAAGCGTTTCATTTTTCCTCCAACTCCGGCGCCGTACCGGCAGCCGAACGGATCGCATCGTGAATCTTTTTGGTCGCATCGGAACTGGCGCGCAGATCAGCGGAAATCTTCAAGTCGCCCGCAAGCCGAATCGGCTCGCCGTCTTCCATCCCGCCGACCATAACGTGCGCGCCGTACGCCTTACGGAAGCGGCGCTCGAGAAACCACGCCGCCTGAGAGCTGCCTTTTTCGCCGCCCAGAGCGTGCTTTGTGAGCTTCGTGACGGCTTTCGCGCGCGCACGCGTCACGGCTACGAAAAACTCGTCAAACGGTTCGGCTCCTTCTTTGCCTTTCCGCATCCACTCGTGAAACGTCACCTCGGAAACGCCGACTGCCTCGGCTGCGTATTTCTCGGGCACGGCTATTTCGAGCGCCTCGCAGATTTCGGCTTGAAGCTCAGGCGTAAGCTTTGGCGGCCTGCCGATTCTGCCGGGCGTTTTGCTCGCTTTCGGCGCCTTTTTGCGCGGGCTTCGCCGCGCCTCGTCCGGGGCTGTAGCAGATGCCTTCTTCACATCGCCACCGGCATCGAGGTCTTGGTGAACAGCGTTGTGATCCGCTCGATGTGTAAGTCCGTCTGCGCCGACTCGACGATCTTGGGATAGGTCGGGGTGAGCCCCGAGGCGGCGATCTCTGCGACGGCGAGGCAAATCTCCGCCGGCGCGCGCCGTAACTCCCGAGGCAACTCTTTGCCGACAAAGTGTGACAAACGTCGGCGCACGTGCTCTCGGTCGCCAGCGTCGAGTTCGCCTTGGCGCGCCTCACGGAGCGCCGGCAGCGCGTGGGAGACGACTTCGCGGATGTGCGCGCGGTCGATGTATTCAGGCGCCGGCCCAAGCTCTTTTGCACGGTTGCGATCGCGCCGCTCTTGGCGGCGGATCGACTCTTCGTTGGTACTGCGGATGCCGTGGGCTGCGAGGCGATGATTGCCCAGGTGGCCCGACGTCCCGAACGGGTGATTGTTTCCGCGCGCGCAGCCCGGATAGGTGCACGGGTATGATTCCGGGCCTTCGATCGTGCTGCGCTGGAGGGTTAAAACGTGGAGTTCGAGGATTTGCAGCCGCGCCGCGACGCCGGAAACCGCCCGTCGCTCAGAGACGACGATCTCGCGGTTAGGTGGCCAGAAGGCTAACTGCCAAAAGACGGCGCGCGTTGTACGCTCGGCGTGCACGTTGCGTCGGCTTCATTTAGCCGTCGCTTGGATTCCTGCCGAACGTGCAGCACTTTGGCGTGATAATTACTATTTTGTGCGGTTTGCGTAACAAGTGTTACGCGTTAGGCTCTTTGTCGGTCCTTTTCGATGCCGTTATAGAAGTTCAGCCCCTCTTTTCACCGCGTCCTCGTATTCCTTCGGCGCGCAAATACGGCACCACGCTAGGAGTTCGAAGATTGCGCCCTTTCTCTGGATTGGGGTGCATGGTTTATGGTGTCGGCTTGAATCTACGTAGGGCGGATAGCTGTGGTCGGCTGATGCAAGGTGACCGCACGCGCACAACTCGTCGATCTCCTTCACGCCGCCAACTCCTTTACCGTAACAGGTGTTACGCTCTTGCCGATTTCCACCGCGCCGGCGGCAATCTCTCTCAAGGCCGTCGTCGCGTGCTTGTCGATCTCGACGCCGGTGACCAGCGGCGGGTAACCTTCGGTCAGTTGATGCGCTCGCCTCACTATCGCGCCCACGAGGGTGAATCGCGATCCGGCTTTTGCCTGCGCGCGTTCGGCGGTGCGGTTCAGGTCGGTCATTTTTCCCCTCCTGCCATGGTTATATTATAACCACGCGGCTTTCGCCGCGAGTCCAGCATCGTTTTCGAGGGCGCGAGCCGCTCGATCGTTGGCCGAGATGCTACCGGCCAGCTCGTCAAATACGAGCAGTACTGAGGGTTCCAGCAGGCGCGAATCCTGGCTACGTGACGCAAACCCTGTAACAAGTGTCCGCCGTCTAATCGGGCCTCCGAATCCAGAGAGAGCGCTTGCACTTCGGGTAAGCGCTGCAGCCCCAGAACTGCGCGTGCGGCGGTTTTCTGCCTTCACATAGGCGCATCGGGGATTTGCAATCCCAGCATGCAGGCGGTTGCGCATCAGCCGGTGGGCCATATTCGCGCGCCGTAATTCCGGCGCCGCCGTGCTGTCGACCCATCGACACATCGCCGCGGCCGCCGGCAGTGTGAGTAACGCGTCCAGGCATCAAACGCTGATCTCCGCGCCGCAAAAGTTAGAGCATACCCAGCGCCATGGCTCGTCGCCCCGTCGACGGCGCACCATTTGGCTTTGACAGCGCGAGCAGAAGCGCGGCTGAGCCGAGATGGCTGCTTCACGCTGCCGTTTTCGTTTCGCAAGTTGCTTGCGCGAGAGTCCTCTGGGAGCTCTGGATGGCATAGGACCGCGCCTGTACGAAAAACATCCCGGCCTTCCCTGCCGAACAAGTGTCACCGTAACATGTGTTACGGAACGGGTGTTTCACCCGACGTACTCAAACTCGATGCGGGTAACCTCGTCATCGATCTCGCAGCCGTGACCTGCGGCAAACCAGGCCGCGAAACGGTCGGGCCATTGCAGCTCGGGGTGATCGGCAAACCCTTCGAGCCGGCACTCTTCGAGGCCGTAGTCCGTATCGCGCCGGATCGCCAGCAAACGCTCGCGCCGGACGGAGACGACGCGGATTGTTGCGAGCCGTTCGACTTTCTGGCCCTTGCGTAGCCCGCGAGATTGCACGACTGCCGAAAGCAGATCGCCCGGCTTCAGAAATCGCCAGCCCAGCCGCCGTGTCACCGTCTTTGTGCGATCGCGGATCTGCTGCGTCGTTAGGGCGAAGCTGATGTTACGCAGCGCATGACTTTCTTATACCTGAAACGAGCTCTCCTCTTGAAAACGAGTACCTTGTCCCCTTTCGGATGTGTATCGGAAACAGAGACCGTCTTTATCATCCAGCCATATGCGACCCCACTCGCTTTTTTGTAAGACCACGATTGTTTGGAGGGTCTCTGGCTCGAGGTCCCTGATAGAGACGATTCCGCTCCCGCCCAGCGTCTTAAAGTTTCGCGCTTCTGTCGCCATCCGGCTAACGAGGTCGAGATAGCGTTCGCCAGCGTCCGTTGCGCGTTTAGTTCCGACTCCACGGTCCAGTAGCGCGCGAATGATCGTGCCACCCAACTCGGCTAAAACTGAGGCGATGTCTTTGTTATCCATTTTACGGCGTCTCCGAATCGAACGTTAGTGTGATTGCATCACGTTCCTTTGACGCCCGCTTGAGTTGAACATTGGGCCGAACGGCCTAATTCTCATCAACTCGTCCGCTTTGGGATGAGCGCTAGCCGATGATCGAAGTCGTCTATATTGGATCCCGCCGCCGGCAAATAGATCAACTGCCAGATCCACGCGATCGGTACGGTTACGACCAGGAAGGCGTAGCAGTATGCGAGAGCCACCCATCGTAATACGTCGCCGACGCGGCACATGAAGCGGTAGTACTTCACGGCTCGGAAGCGGGGCCGTTGAGGATGCGCTGCAACATACGCTTCACGGGCGCGGAGTGGGGGACCTCAAGCTCATCTTTCGCCCGCGCCTCCATCTCTCGGAGCCTCTGCAACTCCCACGGCTGACCTAGAGCGTCCAACGCGTCAATAACAATCGAGGAATAGTTCTCCCCGAGCGTCCGCTTTAGGTATCCCTCGAACGATTCTTCCGTATTCTGCGGCTAACCTTGGCTTGCGTGAGCTTCCCAGCCTGCGATGAAGCCTCTGTATACGCAATCGAAAAGCGCGCCACGGTACGTGTCCTTCGCTGCGTATTTGTCGGCGGCAGCAGGCTTTGCACAAAAACCGGGGTCCTGCACAAAAAGGGGCCCTCGGTTGACCGGGCATTGTGCCACGACCAATGGCACAGTCGTATGTAATTTCTTCGTTATGCACACGCGAGCCACAAGGCGTTCACCGGCGCTGCGACGAGAATCGAACAACAATTCGGTGAGCGCGATCACGCGGCTTCACCTAGGTTAAGAGAGGGGCACATGCCCGAACAATCGTTCGTAAAAGCCGTCATGGCTCGACTCGACCAGATTCTCGCCGTCCAGAAGGCAATTGTAGCCACGCAGCAACGACATTCGGAAGTTCTGCGTCTGCTGATTCCAAAATCTGATCTGCCAGATGCTCGGCGTCTAAAAGTCGCTCGCGGCATCCTTGAAAGAGTAGAACCTGGCGTAACTCTTCCATCTCTCCAGATCGTAGAGCCTCGGCAGGGAGCGCGCTCTGGAGATCGTCGAGGCTAAACGCCTCGGCATTGAACCCGCCGCTCATGCGGCCCACCGTACACTATGCGCGTCGGGGCGTATTCCAGTATGGACTCTTACACTTGGGGCAGACCCTTGGCTCTTGCTCTTTGTCACGGGGAATCCATTCGTGATCGCACCGCTCGCAGCGGTAGCCCCACAGCTTAACTCTCGGCATTGCCCGCAGTCGCACCCGCTCGGCGTCCGTTTACTCATCGTGAACCTTTCCGCCACCCTCGATGATGGCGCGAACCTTTTCGATGAAGGCATCCATGTCGTAACTGTAGCGCCCGTGATACGCGCCGTTCGGGCCTCCGTCACACAGCGCTATCAGCGCCTTCCGCATGGAGTCGCATTCCTCGATGGCGTGGGCTGCGAGAACGGCGCTACGTTTTATCGGGAATCGTACGGGCGTTGCGAACGCGTCGTCTCTCAACCGCGCAATCAGCGCCGTGTGGTCGATAGCGTTACCGCCGCTCATGGGAAAAGACGGCTCATTGTACTGCGTGCAGCCTTTAGCGCACCGCACCTGGATGCGTCCATGACACGTTTGGCAAAACTCCGTGCCTCTGCGTCCCACCGGCGGCTTTCTTGGAACAATGGGCTTCGTTAAGTCTAAATCTGCGGGAGCCTTATAAGGTTCAGCGAGCAGGGACTTTGGGGAGGCTCCATCGCCCTCGCAGAGAAGGGCTGCGTGAATGGCGACGACAGTAGTTGCCGAACATGCGTTATCGTTGCCGTCTATCCATTCTTCGCAGAGCGCCAATCCCGCTGCGATACTGGACTCCAACGCTGCAATGCGCTGACGGTCGGCGTCGATAGTATCGCAGAGAACGAGGAGTGAGCCCCGGTCCCAGTTCGCGTCGGCGGGTGCAGCCCACATCGTCGCAACGAACCGCGCGTACTCCGCATCCGTTAGGGCCTCCGGCTTGGGGTCACTCATCCTTCGTAGCCTCCTGTTGCGTTGTACGCCGCGGCCCGCGTCCACAGTGGCGGCGGTTGCCCGAATAGCGTGTTCCAGCCGCGAATGGTAAACAACGGCTGGCGGTAATCGTTCACTGTAGTTTCTCTCCTTGCGCGTTGCGCTGGCTTAGGGTGAAGGCTGCTTCGAGGGCCGCGCGCATCGCGTTAAGCATAACGTCGCGCTCGTCGGCGTGTACTCTGCCGTAGTTAACGAAGGCGCGCACCGCGTCGTTCAACGCTTCATCGGTTACCGGCTGCTGGAGGGAGCGGATCGTAGCCAGCAATCGCGGTACGTCGGTTCGCGCCGCCGCAATGAAAACTGCATCGTTGTCGAGGTTTCCGGCAACGTCACACGAGGCAATAATTAGAGGCTCATCGGCCTCGTCTGAGCGCAACGTGGCGTGGTCCACCATCGCTACGGTTCCATCCGGCGAAATCTCGGCAACCCACGGTCCTACCGTCGCCCTTGAAGCGCGTTCCTCAATCTCCTGGAGTTCCCGAGCACCTAGTGGCGATTGCATTATGCAGCCCTCCCTAACGCAGTAAGTAATCTCTCGCCAATCCATTGCGTGTACGCCGACGGGATAGCTTCAGCGAGTTCGTCGCGGCGCATCCAGTCAATCCCCATCGCGCGCTTCGCCTCTGCGATCGGCGCGCAGTTGCCTGCGACTGAGATAATGCGGCCCGGCTGCCAACCGCCATTTCCAGCGTGCTGCCCCGCGGCGCTGCCCACCTTCGCGTGCGAGTGAAGCATAAACGGCAATGCGAAGCTCGTTTCAAAGAGGCGGTGGCGGAACAAGTCCAGCCCAAACATTTGCCCGCAGAGCAACGTGGGGTTTATCAACGGCGAGCCTGGGACGTTCTCGATGATGTATAGCTTACCGCTGGCCCGCAATCGTTCGCGAATGGGCTCTATAAGGTCCGGATACTTGTTGGCTGTTCCTGGATTCGACCTGGACATTACGCTAAACTTTTGACAGGGCGGCGAGGCGTGTATTGCATCGAAATCATTAAATATAAAAAGTGGCAAATCTAAGACATTCCACTCTAGAAAGCTAAGAGGGAACGGGTATCTCGGTTGTGGCTTGATGTCAACGCCAACCACTTCGAAGCCAGCGCGAGCATATCCGACAGAGCAGCCGCCTGCGCCGCAGAATAAATCCAGCAATCGCGGCCTACTCATCTTTGCTCCAGCAGTAAGGGGGGCTCTACTATGGGGGAAGAGAGCGGGGTCATTCCAGCCACGCCTTCACAAGCACCGCAGCTTTCCCGTTCATCAGCATCTCGTTTACTATTTGCCGAAGCAGCGCGTCGGGCTGCTTCAGAATGCACGCTTTCCACCAGTCAATGAGTCTATCGGCTGCGCGCCACTGCCCGCAAAGGTGCAGTGCAGTGTAGAGCGGCAGCATTGCAAGCGCGAGAATAAAGGTTCGTAATAGTTTCACGACGCCCTCAGCAACTCGACGACGATCTCGACGCGAGGCTTTCCGCCGTCGGAGTCGATATCGTTGAGTCGCGGATGCGCGACGCGATCATTCGCGTAAACGACGCCTTCCATTCCATCGAGGCACAGCTTTTCGGCCGCTGAGCAATCGTGCTTCGTGTTCCAAACGACGATCTTGACGGCCACGTGCTGCACGATTTCGGGCTTCGGCCACGCGGCGCGCTGCGTCGCAACAATCGCATGGGCGCGCACGGCATCCTTGAAATCCGCGGCCTCCGCGCTGTTGCTCAAGGCGTTTACTGTCTGAATCTTACCCTTGACGCGGCGCTGAAACGTAACGCGCTTATACTGCGCATTCGTCGATACCGGCGGCCGCCAAACGCAAAAATGGAGAATGGCTCGCGACGGCGCCGCAACCTGAACGTCAGCCTGCACGGCTGCGGCGCGATCGCTACTCATTACTTCGCCGAGCCCGGATTTTCCGAGACGACTTCTTCCTTCGGCGGAATCACCTTCGCGTCGATGAGCATGAGCAACACCGGCAGCGAGACGTTTCCGGCTTCCTCGGCTGGACTTGGCGGTCGGCCGACGACCTTTTCGAAGAACTCGATAGCTGTTTCCATGGGTTCCTTTCTCAGTAGTGTGGTGAATCAGCAGCCGTTGCCGGGCTGCTCAACTTTTCCGAGCGCAGCATCGATCGCGTGCCTCATGCCGCCGGTCTTTTCGTACGCGTCGATGGCAGCGTGGATCGCTTCAGGCCGCAACGCGTGCTTTTGCGCATCGTGCGCGCCGGTGAGGTACTGGCCTTCGAGGTCGGCCTCGTCGCAGAGAGCGCGGCCTTCGTCGCGCTGGTGCGTCTTGAAGAACTCGTTCGTAAGTTTCTTCGCCTCTTCGAAGAAGTGGAGCCCGTCGCGAAGCCGGGGGTTGAAATCGTGCATTTTGGTCTCCTTTTCTCAGTTATTCACGGCGTGCAGGATTGGCTCGATCTTGCGCGGACGCTCGATGATGCCGACCCCTTGGCGGCAGACGACCGTACGCTTTCGGTAACGCACCGTGTGATGCGAGCAAAGCCTCGCAGGTTCGTCGCGGCCGTTCTCTACGAAGAATTTTGGCAGCCGCTCGCAGTGCCCGGAAAGCGTGCGTGCATGAGCTTCGCATCGGCCAGCTTCGTCGTGCTGTTTCTTGGCGTCGGCGATCGCTTTTCTCTGCCGCATCTCTTCAATCTGCTTAACCTCGATCTGCTCTGCCTCGCCAGCGGGGCGTGGCAGGCGACACTTCAAGGACTCGGCTAGACATTGCGAGTTGCTGCAATAAAGGCGCGCGCGCTTTGCACCCAGGGCGTAGACGACGAACTGCGCCTTATGATGACATGCGAAGCCGTAAGGCGTCCCGTGGCATACCGGATTTTCGCCACAGTCCCAGCGGATATTCTCGGTGAGGCGCTCGACGCACATCACTGGGACGGTCTTGCGCTCTTCCTTGTGCCGCGAGAGCAGCGTTACAGTCATCGTGGGCTTGGCTTCGGCTTGGGACTCGGCGACGGCGTGATCTTCCAGCACGCAATCGGTCCGAGGTCAGCGTCGAACGGGTCGCCGATGCAGCGCCAGTGGTGCGGCGTCGGGGATGGCGCGGGTGACGGCACAGGCGAAGCGACGACGAGCAGCGCCGCGATAAGCAAGAGTTTCATTACGCCCCTGCCTCCGGATACTCGCGGATGCGCAGATCATCGGGGATCATGTCGTCGGTAGGCCGCATGGCGGCGATCTGCTTGAAGAAGAACGGGATGCCGAATCCGCCGCCTGCGTACGCTCGCAGTTCGCGAGCCCACTCGAGATCCATCGGTCGCCATCTGGGTCCGCTTTCGCCGCCGACGATCACCCAATCGACACCTCGAAGTACTTCAGGCGCGATCGGACCTAGCAATGGCTCGAGCGAAAGGAAGCGCACCGCTGCCGGCGTCTTTCGTAAAGCCTCAGCGCGCCACGCGTCGGCCATCGAGGAGATCGACGTGCCGAGCCAGACGTTCTCCGGTGGATCGCTAAGCAGCTCGCAGTCGTAAAACGCGCACGCATTCATCGCACGCGGAATCATTTTCTTGGCACGTTCCGGCCGCTTCGTCAGCACTTGGAAGGTGTGGCGCTCGGCCTTCACCATTCTGAGATAGATCTCAAAAAGGAACTGTCTCGGGATTGCGGGGTGAAACAGATCGCTCAGCGAGTTGACGAAGATCCGGCGCGGCTCTTTCCACTTCAGCGGCTGATCTAGCCGATCGGGATGCAGCATCACATCTTCGAACGGATGGCCGTACCGGCTGCTCTTGGGGTTCGCCATCATGCGCGTGTCGATCAGCCGCTTTGCGTAACAGTTGTCGCACCCACTAGGGCCTCCGTGCGCGCCCGGGATTTGCGTGCAGCCCGTAACTGGATTCCACGTGGCGTCAGTCCACTGGATCTTACTCTTGTCGCTCATCGCTACCCCACCCCCCGAAACTGCTCGTCGTGCAGATGCGTGTGGCAAATCCCGCAGACGCGGCCCCACTTGCCATCGCTGCGGCAATACCGCCGTGAGTGGGTGTTACAGAGCGCGGAGCGGCACGACGGGCAACGCCGCTGCGGCTGGTGCGACGAGGCCGCGCGGACGTCGCCCTTGGCAACGCAAACCGCGCAGCCCGCGGTCGCGACCGTCACCGCGCCTCGATATCGTTACGCCAATACTGCCACGTTTTGCCGATCCGAACGCGGTCGATGTAGCGCAGCCAAGCGACGAGCGACATTTCCGCGCGCACCGTGAGAATTGAGAACCCGAAGCGTGTGTGGATTTCGTCGGCGATCTCTTGGGTTAACCGCGGCTTGCCATCGGAAAGCAACTCCATGATGCGCGCGCGGACGTTGGGCGGTTGGAAGCGGCGCATCTACTCGACGCCGGCGCCGACGGGCTCGCGCTCTTCTTCTGCCGCTTCCTCGCCGTCGGACTCGGTCGCGCCGAACTGCATCCGCAGCTGCTCGACGTTGCCGTAATGCTCGACGATCTCAGCGGCGATCGCGTCGAAGACCCCATCCGCTTCCTGGAAGTCCTCGTTGGCCTTTTTCTTTTTTACGGCGCACTCGGCGCGTTTGATCTGCGCGCGGGCCAGCGACTTGACCAGGTCGTCGAGCGCGGGCTTGATCATCGGCTCGTCTCCGGTTGGAGCGCCGGCGCCGCCATCAAAGACGAGCTTCGCGTCTTCGCCGTCAACAGTGCCGTTGCGGCTTTGCGGGGCTTGCGCCGAGGTCGCGATCGACTCGACGGCGTCGAACGGCAGCCAGCCCCACTGCGAAAGCCGGACCTGGCTATCCTCGTGGTCGACCTCGGCAATCGTGCCGATCTGTCCCTTTGTCGAGCCCTCGCGAACGATTATAACTTCCATCCCGGCGACGAGGTCGGGCTTGAGCTCTGCGGTCTTAGTTTTGGTGCGTGCCATGCTGTGCTTTCTGCTCGCGCGGAGCGAGCGGTGAAGATTCGACCGCGCGCCGAATGGAGCGACGTCGCGCGGCCTGGGTTGGGGAAACGGCTTTGTTTGCGGCGTTAACGGTGCGCCCGACCAGCGCCATGATGCACAGCGCCGCGAGAACGTCGGAGAGTTGCTCGGCCATCATTTCGCAATCTCCGCAGGTGCAACGGGAACCAACTCGGGCGCGCGCGTCGGCAGCGCGGGCATCCGCGTGGGCACCGGGATATCCGCAGGCTTGATCTCGATCGTCTCGATGCCTTCGCCGATTTCAGCCATCGGCGTGCGACTCTTCGAATCGCTCGCACGGGCACCAGTCCCGGCGGCCTCTTTCGTTGTAGTCCGTGTGAGCTAGGCATGATTTCCCGAGGTAATGCGTCGCCTTACGGTGCGTGCATTTTAAGCATATTCTCAGCGCTGGGAATCCGCCAAGTATGAAATCGGCTAACTTCGAGAAGGACGTCTTAAAGTTGGAGTACGGGATTTGCTCCTTTTCATTGACAAGGATAGGCGCCATTCCGGCCATTTGCGCGCTGATGGCAGCGCCCGTGCGCTGCGGCATCAGATACCTACGCGTCGCGCCGAATGTAACAAAGTCGCAAGGATTGCTAAGCCTGTCTGGCATCGGTACGGCGTCGATTCCGTAAGTAGCAGCCAGTTCACGGACGCGATTCTTGTTATCTAGGCTCGGGGTCTTTACGTAGTAGAGCACTTGCGGATATGCGTACTCTGCGCGGTAGCCGTGAATGCGGACGCCCGGGCAGGATTTCTTTAGGCCCTCCGGTGGCACCATTGTGCAGACGCATCCGCCGCCAACATGGCACAGTCCACAAACGACGACGCGGCCCCACAGCGCAACACGCCCGAGAACTGTAGCACCTAATACCTGCATAAGCGTTGCTTCGTCCGCGAAGCCGTAGAGGCCACAAGTACAGCCAATATGCGGCGCGTCGTGCGGAACAGTCGTATGGTTTGGAGACTCGCAGATGGCACTGAACGGCTTGAACGTCGGCCACACTCTCGGTCCTACTCCGTATGCCGTAAGCCTGCCGTTCATAACGTGCCAACCGCGGTACGCGATGAGCGCCTGCGTTAGATCGCGCAGCGGCCCGTTCACATTGCCTCCAACGCACTGGCGATGTTCGCGCGGTTGCCGCCGGTGAAGTACGAGAGCACGCGGTCGCGGTAGTCCGCCGCGCTTTCAAAACCGCTGCCGTCGCAGCGTAAGCACGGACCGACGCTCATTGGCATATCGCTTATCCCTCGGCCCCAGCTTCGGCCGCCGGCAACTCGTCCGCCGCCGCAACACGCGGGGCACGGCAAGCGTTCGAGGCGATCGGCGCCGATTTGTAGCTCGCGTATCGTCATTGAACTGGCTCAGAGAATAGATCGCGCCCGTTCGTCCAAATCTCATACGGCGGCCGGAATATTACCAGGGCGCACGGGAACGGGGCGTTCCATTTGCTGCCGCCAAACTTCAAGCGGCCCCGCACGAATCGGATCTCGCCTTTCGCCGCATAGTCGTGCCACCAGGCGGTGTCAGTTCGCGTGGGAACAAGGCACACAACAAGCGCGCCCATCAGGCTTTCTTCGTACGCCTTCTTCATCCACTTTCCGATCTCGCGACCATACGGTGGATTCATCCAGCAGCGCGCGGGAAGCGGCACTGCGCAGCCGCCAAGGTCATCTATTCCGTACGCGACGGACCACTTACGCCCTAGCGCATCTTCAGCGGGCGTAAAGAACGCTTGCAGCTTTGCGTTCGCGGGAGTCGCGCACACATCCAATTGCAGGTCGAACTCCGCGTTTACCGTATCAAAAAAGGCTTGCGGCGTTTCCCAATCTAGCGCCTTGCTTGAGAAGTGGACGTCAATTGCCATTTTACGGCATTGCCTCGCAGTCGCCCGCGCAGCTCTCGCAGCACCACGCATGGACACTGTTTGGGAGCACGACGGCAAAGACGGTACGTGTTAGGCCGCACACCCTGCACGTGCCATCGCGACGGCTCGCGCGGTCGATACGCAGCGCGCGCTTTACGTCGGTCATCGGCCCCTCCGCGACTGTCCAGTGACTTGCACCCAACGGTCGATCGGGATAAGGCCACGGAGGCGGTCGACGATGCCGTTGGCGGTCGAATCGGGTTCGCCGGATGCCTTGCAAGCCGCAGCATAGCGCTCGTAAAGCTGGTCGAAACTTAGATTGGTCGTTACGATCAGCGGGCGGCATTCAGCCCACCGGCGATCGAGCAGCTCGTACAGCCACGGCAGCGTTAACTTGTTCAATCGCTCGCGGCCGAGATCGTCGATGACAAGCACGTTGGTGCGCGACAGGTGTTGCTGAATCTCGACAACGCTCTCGTCGCTGCTGTACTTCGACGCCTCGAGAAAATCGTCGAAGAGGCTGCATGCACGTGTAAACTTTGCGGGGATCAGCAGCTCGGTCGCGGCATTCACGATCGCGCAGGCCAAGGTCGTTTTGCTATTTCCGACCTGCCCGCGTTCGGAATCGCTACCGTGCAGCGCGAGGCTCGCCTTGAAACTTTGCTCGACGACAAACGCCGCCGCGTGCACGCCGTCTGAGTTCCCAGGCACGACGTCGACGCGCTCGATGGCTGCGGCCTCGAACATTTTTGGGACGCCGCTCGATAGGCGCAGGCGGCTCCGGCGCTGTTCGCGCTCACGCTGGATCCGCTGCGCCTCACGCGCTTCGAACTCAGCAACCCGCGGGTTCGGCAGGGCTTGGCGCGCCGCGATGCGCTCCCGAATCTCGGGCATCGGATCGATCTCGCTCACGTGGATCACAGCCCTTGCACCCGGCGATAGCGGGCAGATGGCGACTCGCCGGCCGTGTCGCTATTTGGGGTCTCGCGCGTCGGGAGAAAGTTTATAGCCGTCCGGACGGAGCCGGCGAAGAGCGGCCGGCCGCCGCAGGCATCGCGCGCATCGGTGCAGGCTTGCCATGCCTGCTCGATCGACAAGCCGCGGCCGCGAATGGCGGCGAGATAGCCGGTGTAGGCCCCGACGTATTTTTCCGCTTTGGTCGCGTCGCGGCAGTTCGCGAACTCGGCGATGAAGATTAGGGCGAGCGCCCGGAGCCGATCCATTTTTTGGGGCCATGACCCGAAGGCGAGCGCGGACGAACGTAGTGAGTCCGAACTAGTATCTAGTAATCTAGTATCTAGTCCCCCGCGCACGGGCTTAACCCCCGCCTTATCCAGTGGCTTAACCTCACCTTTAACCCCTTGGTTAAGGTCCTCGGCGCTAAGGAGGGCCGGATTGCCGCCCATTTTTCCATTCTCGAAGGCGTCAAGCGACTTAGCGACTTCCCGTAATTGTCGGCGCGAAAAGATCCGGCCGAGGACGTCGCGCGAAAAAACATGTTTACTCTCAAGCTCGGAGATTCCATGGCGGACTTCGCGCAGTGGTGCGTTGATTCGCTTCGACCATTGCACGAGATCGATCGTCTCGCCGGCGCGACCGATAAAGAATCCGAAAGGCTCAGCTTCGCGCATAGTGTTGAGCATGTGGCGCCACAGAGCGCGCGCGGATAGGGAGCACGACATTAACTGCGCGTCGCCCTCCCATTCTTTAGGATAGAATTTCTCATATGGTAGCGGCAAAGTTCCTCTACGGAATGGAAGGATGGAAATGTATGTAGATTTGGACCGCGACCATCACGGCCAGTAAACCAAAAGCGAATGGATAGAGAACGGTTCCGAACTTCGCGAATGCGCCTTTAAGCGCGCCGTCTAGGATCTGATCGAACGTCGAGGGCTGGAAATCTGAGAGTCTAACCCCAGGCCGCACGGCAATCGATCGGCGCGCTTCGATCGGGAGAAAGAACAGGGAGTTACGATCGCCCGCGACGAGCGTTACGCCCTCACGTTGGAAACGGCGTCGGTTGGCGAGGAGTTCGGTTCTGGTTCGGTTAGCTCGGGAGACAAAGAAGTCGGGCTGTGTCGTCGGGTCGAGGAGGAGCATAGTTACGCGGCTCCTTTTAGTTGAAGTTCGAGGGTGTAGCGCATATCGCGCGAAAGGTCGGGCATCTTCTCAAGGCACCAACGGATATAACTCCAATCCGCAGCGTCAATCGGCTGGCCCTTATGTTTTCCGAAAGGCCAAGCATCGAACAGAATCGGCGTCTCGGCGTATTCAATCAGCGCCTCGACGTCGTCGATCTTTAGGGCTTGGAACTCCGGCGAGGTCAGTTCGTCGCGCAGCAGCGCGGTGGTAACGAGCGAATCGCCAAGCGCTCGATGTGCCGCAATGCCAAAGGTTTCGGGTTGCAAGCCCCTCCAGAAGCGCAAGGTGTTGTTCTTGTAGTTGGGCGCCCCGCTCCATAGGTGCTGGGCTAGGCGCGCCGTGCAGATGCCGTTGCGCGTGTGTAAGAAGCCTGAGTCGAAAGCGAAATTGTGCGATACTTTCGCGATCGGCGACAACGGCGCAAGGAAGGCGTGGAGCTGCTTCAGCACCTCCGGCCACGGCTGCGCGCCGACAACGTCATCGTCGGTGATACCGTGGATGGCGCTGACTTCGGGCGGAATCGGTATCGACGGCTTGACGAGCGACGACCACATTCCCAGCAGCGGGTTGGAGAGCGACGTCGCTACCGCCGCAACTTCCACCACCTCGTCTTTGTCTGGATCGAGCCCCGTGCTCTCCACATCAAAGATCACGAACGTCGCCTCGTCGATTCTCACTCTTCTTCGCCCTGCGTGAGCAGTTCAGGAAGCTTATCGTGGAACTCGATGAGTTGGTCGGTCGCAAGGTCGATGATCGAGTTTTGCTTCGGATACTCTGCCTTGAGGATGGCCTCGCGCTTTTTGAGCGGAAGGTGCTCCCAAAGCTTGGCGATCTTCGTCCGCAGCTCGGCGCGAACCGATTTGTCGTCGATCTGCTCGGCAGCCGGCGCGACCTTCTCTTGTTCGGCCGGTGGCGCTGCGGCTTCAGGTTTCTGCCTAGCCTTCAGCTTATCGGCTAGCGCGTCGGTGCGCGACTTGCCGCTGGCATCGTCGGCGGCCTGCTCTTCGATCTCGAAGTGATCCTGAACCCCGCTCATGCCGTCCTCGATGGAGTTGTAGATCTTCCCGAGTTGCACGACGAGCGCCGGCGTGATTGCCTCGATGCGCCGCTGAATCTTCGCTTCGAGCATCCGGCGCGACACGCCGATCGACCCAAACATATCGAGCATCGACTGAATCTTTTCCGGCGTTAGCTCGACCTTGGTCTGAAGCGTTTTCTCGGCTTGCTTCACCGCAGCTTCGATAACGTCGCCCGGGATGATCGAAAGGATGCAGGCGCGCAGCCGTCGGGCGCCCTGGTTGGCGACGAGTTCGTATATGTCGCGCGGATCTTCGAGTCGGTATTGACCCTTTTTGGTGTGCCGAATGTGCTTGACCTGAAAGACCTTGGTCGAACGCGTGTTTCGTTCGACGTCCCAGGCAAAGGCTTCGACGGTGCTCTCGCCGCTGCGCTGCTCTAGCTCGCGGATGCCGAACTGCATATTGCCCCAATCTTGGGCGATCGCTTCGGCTGCGCGGATCGACGGGCCGGTGATATCTGTCCCGCCGCGGGCGTACGTGTAGAGCGCCTTTTCGGCCAGCGTCGTGCGCGTAAAGGCTTGAAGAATGCGGTCCATCCCGACGACGGGATCGCGAGGGAAGCGCTGCGCGATGACCATGGCCGCTTGCGTCTCGGCGATCGCGCGCTGGCTCTCGACTTCAACTGCGGCGTTGCTGGGCGCCCGACGGGTGCCAAACGGATTAGGGTCGGTCGGAACGATCGCCGCGCCGTTGGTCGGCTTGTCTGCGGCAGTGGTACTCATGTACGTTTACTCCTTGTCGCCACGCGGGCGAAACGGACGCGGGTTAGCAGTGGCGCTAGAGAGGCGAAACTGCCGTGTAGTTGACGGCGCAACGGTGTAGCCCGAGCGCTCGACGTTTTTGTAAGTGAGAAGCCGTGTGCGGCCGAGCATGAGGGTGTCGCCATCGGCCATGAAGCCGGCGATCTTCCCTTGCAGTTCCTCGACGCGCGCTTTGTCGGACTTCTCGACGGCCTTAGCGGCGACGAGTTCAGCAACAGCCCCGGCGATCTCAGCGCTGGCCTGAACTTCGATGGCGCGCGACGTCGGGAAGGCGCGCTTGGCGTCGGCGAGCGACGTCACCGGCGGCGGGTTGCGGTCGATCATGCGCTGGTAGAACTCGCGCGCGGCTTCGACGATAATGTCGGCCAGGTCGGCGCGGTACTCGACGACGTAGACTTTGACGCGCGGCCCGGCGAGCAGCGCGGGAATCCAACCGCGCTTGCGGCCCTTCACGACGAGCTGCTGCATAACTTGCAGCACGTAGGAGTTCGGAACGTCCGAGGGCCCATCGCCCCAAAGATCAGTGAAAGCCGCACGTCCGAGCGACGTCTTGCACTCGGCGATCTCCGGCGCTTGGCCATCTTCAGCGACGACGTCGAAGTCAACGTCGGCGATCAGGAACGGGTGCTCGGCGCATCGGCGAAGGAAGTTGTCGCGGCGGACCTTGCGCCCCGTGCGCTCGGCGAACTTGCGGCCGCAATACTCTTCGAGGTCGATCCCGATTTCGACGGCCTCGTTATCGGAAAGATCGTCGGGCTCCCATTCGCCGAGTTTTTCCATGAAAAGTGCGAATGGCGTCTTAAAGCTGCTCTCGCCAAGCACGGACGCGATCTCGGATGCCGCGACGCCCGTTCGGCGCACGGAGAGCCATTGCGGAATCGTCAGTGCGGTCCGGGATACGGCGATGGCGAACGGGTCAACGCCCGCGGGCAGATCGGAGAGATCAACCCAATCGGGGCGGACGGCAAGCGCGCTACTCAAAGCAGACCCCTGAGGGGGCTGGAACCTGACATTTTCCAGCCCACTCAGTTCCTCGGTTCGTGCGTTTGTTGCCAGCGATATTGCATCGTCCTCCCGCTGGCGAGAGGCACTCGCGGACATGGGGATGCCGCGCGACACACTTTGATTCATTGTGATGCCACCTGAGAGTGTTGCTTCCATCGACGCCCAAGCTCGGGCGGATATCCCGCGCGTTCAAACGTCGCGCGGTAGTATTGCTCAAGAAACTTCCAAAGCGCGGGCTCACCGTCGTCGGTGAGAATATCGAACGGATCCTCAGCGTTAAGCCCGGAGCCATCGTAGTAGCACTTCCCGCCCTCGACGTACTCGCAATCTGAAGCGCATTGGCCGTCGCGCAACGGCTTAAGCGCGTGATATCCTAAGCCTGCGGGCATCGGGCCGACGGCGCGGCTGCTGCGACCCGTAATACCTTCGCGCAGTGAGCTTACATCGAAGTCGGTGTAGAGCAGAAACTGAACGGCGCCAAGCTCGCCCTTGAGGACGAAGCGCAGGTTCATCCCGTAAACACCATAGCCGTCGTCCCGCTTATCATAGCCAGGTTCGAACGCGAGGATGCGAGTAAACTCGCCAACCTGCTCTTTCACGCTGCCCTCAGCCTTCGAAGCGCGATCATCGGCGCTATATCTGGCTCGTTGTCAACGATCAGCCTGGCGTAACGAGACACGTAGCTGTTATTGAACCGCGGCTCTTCGTCGGTATTCAGCCAAACGTTCCAGTGCATTGTTTCCCACAGCGCTTTTATGCCGATACGCGTTTTGCCGACAGCCTTCGCTTGACGCGCGAGGCTAACGAGCAAAGCGTAGACGCCCGGGTTCTCACGGTGAAACTCCGTAAACCGCGCGTCGATGGTAGGGTCGAAAAGCGAACGCTGATTCATTACGCCCGCCGCTCCGCAGCTACCGCTTGAGCATCGCCCTGCGCCTTGGCAGCCGCAGCCTTGCGCCGCATGGTCGCCGCTTGAAGCAGCCCGACGATCTTGTCCGGCGCGGCCTTGATAATGCGCTCGCGCTCTAAAGGCGGAAGCTCGATCAGCGCCCGGTTAATCGCGACGAACGACGTGCGCATCTGCCGCTCGCCGACGCGCTTGGCAACGTGATAGCCCACCGAAAAGACGAGGACGAGCCCGACGGCGTCAACGGCTAGAGCCGCGACTGCAGCGAACACGAGAGTCAAGAGATAAACCCTGCAGGCAGCGGTGCGGTGCTCATCTCGCAGGCGATGCATACCGTGCCGCGGGCACAGGTGCAATGCACTACCTCGAAGCATTCCGCGCATTTGATGCTCTCGCCGTGAAGCGGGACGACAACCGGGCTCGAACCGTACTCGACGCCGAGGTCGCCGTCAGTTTCACAGAACTTGCCGCAGACATGGCACTGCATTACTTCTTCTCCTTGCGTGATTGCTCGATGCGGCGGCGATCTATCTCGATCGCGGCGCGAATGAAATCTGGAGTGCGGTAGAGCGCCTGGGCCAACGGCTCGATGAGCGACTGTTGCGCTTGCGCCGTCCGCCACCGGAAGCGAAAGATGCGCGTGCGAGTGATACCAGCGCGACGGGCAACTTCAGACAAGCAACTAATCGCGAGGACATCGCTCAGGCCCGGCGTCTCCATCAGGCGGCGCTCTTCTTCTCGGCGCGCTCTGCCGCAATGGCTCTGGCAGCGCGCAGCAGGCGGCGAAGCGCAGGCGTAATGCGCCGAAATATGAACTTGCCGTCGCGGAGTTCGGGGGTGTCGTGCGGCTTGTAGCCAAGGTCCATCGCGTCGTTCACAACGCCCCCGCGACTGCGTTAAACGTGTTGGCGGTAGTCGCGATCTCCGCGCGAACCTGCTGCGCGTTGGCGATGAAGTTGGAAATCAAATGGTAGTGCGGTTCTTGCGCGGCGGCGAGCATCGCGAGAATTATGGTCAGTAAAACAGAGTCGATAAGACGCTGCATTAGGCGATCTTTCCAATGACGAGGCATTGCCGCGCGTAACTCTTGACTGCGGCCCACGGAATGACGAACCTGCCACCGTGGCGCGCATGCGATAGGATGCCGCCGTGGATCAGTTCATACGTCCGCGTCTTGCAACAGCGGAGGTACTTCGTGGCTTCCTGGACGGTGGCGTAGCCCTCGGCCATAAGCTTGCGCTCTGCGGCGGTCATCAGAGGCGCTCGACTCTGGAAACGTTTGGAACGCTTCCGACGCGCGGGCTTTTCTGGCGCCGTGTTCATCGCGCCGCCGTCCGCGCGCAAAGCTCGCGATCGAGAGATTTAACAATCTCGCTCTGCACTGGAATGAGACCGCGCAGCCGTTCCGCGCGTTCGCTTAAGTGATCCGAAAGCGCGCGAAGCTGGCGGTGGACCGCCGACAACATTGCGAGGCCGCGCAGCATAACCGCGGCGTCATCTTTCTCGACGACGAGCGCTTCAAATGCGGTCTCGAAAGCCGAGACCAGGTCCGCGATCGGGCGGCCGGAGCGGCGCCTAACCTTGGGTTCGGCCGCCTGATTTAGGCGCGCGGGGCGCCCAGGCGCTAGGGTGGTCGTCATGGTTAGGCGACCTCGGCTTTTCGCGCGTTCGCATCGGCAGCGACGATCCTCGTGAGTTCCTCTAGATCCATCCGTAAGAAGAGGGCTAACTCAGGGAGAGCGGCGACGTCAGGCAGATATTTCCCGGAGCGCCAGGCATGGGCTATCGACCGCGACCGGCCGAGCGCCTGAGCGATGGCGTCTGCCCGGTATCGCTGAAGCAGCGATGCTAGCGTCCGAGATTGGCCCTGTTCAGCATCCATTACGCGGCAGTATAACATCCGTGACATGTTATGTGCAATACCCTGCACAGAAAGAATACTGGCATGCCTAGAAATATCCAGGATGCCCGAGCGTCGGCGGATTCCGCCTGGGGTCTTTGACGAAGTGGTCCGCAAGCAGCTGGCTACTGAAATTGGCGCCCGGATCGCCGACGCTCGGGAACGAGCCGATTTGACGTCAGAGGAGCTGGCGAATGAAATTGGGGCTAGCCGCGGGTCTGTCTCCCTCTGGGAGAACGGCCATAATCTGCCCGACGTTCTACTGCTGGCGAGGACCGCTCAGCGGCTAAAGATTAGCTTCGATGGCTTGATCCTCGGGTCCGATGCGGCCGAGGAAATGTGGTACGAGTATTTCTTTTCCGATGCGAAGGCGGTTGGAGTAGCTCCGAAGATCATGCAGTCTTCGAACATAGTCGAAGAAGAGAACGACAGCTTGACTCAGCGCCAGCGGAGCATCCGGAACTTCGTTGACGGCCTAAAGACAGGAGACGAGCTAAGCGGCGCCGCTACGCCGCCGGGGTCTTCCGGCGAAGAGGAACCACTTTGGGCCCAAGGTCTCCGGAAAGAAATTGCTCGCGCGCATCAGCGTCTTGATAAGCTCGGGGGTCGCCTGGAGCCGGTGCTTGGTGCTCGGGCTGAGGCCAACACTGGAACTCCTCCGAACGAAGCCATGCCGCGAGAGAAAGGCAAGCCTGCCGCTCGCGCGTCTCGGGATCGAAAAGCTCAATGACGTTCGCAGCTGTCATAGGCTGTGGTCGTTTCGTTCTTCCCACGAACGCATGTTCCCTCGGTTTTGTGCCACCGTGGTCGCCTTAAGAATCTCTGCTCATGCTTATTCGCAACTTTTTGGAGGCTGTGGAAAATGAGGATAATTAGCTGGGCCATGGCGCTTGCAGTGTCGGTTTCGGCCAACGCCTTCGTTGGGCTCCTCCCGGCGCGGGCAACAGCCAAAATTACCTGTGCCTCATTACCGATTTCGGAGCTGATGTCTTCGTCGCTTATGTTAATGGAAACGGCCGCCGCAGGGCGCAGCGTCGGAGCCATTTCAGCGGATGAAATTAAGAGAACTCTCGCCACGGAAGTTACAACCTTCAAATCGGTTGACGTAGACTACAACAAATATTGCAAAAAGAAAGACCCTAACACGGTATATCAAGGCGCACTTCTCAATGCGTGGTCCGTATACTTATTGCACTGGAAGGGCCTCGACAATAGCGGCGTCGAGATTGAGCAAGCAGTGCAGCTTTTATCGAAATGCTCGGCCCTGTATTTTGGTGATCACAACGGCGCGTCGTGCTCGCAATGGGAAAAGCGTTTCATTCAACTCCAAGATCAGTGGAACGAACTGCCTTAGCAGGCAGCGTGATAGTACACGCTGACGGACGAATCGAGTTCCTAACAGTCACGCCCGAACTGCGGCGCCTACTACGCGCTGCCAAAGCCATTGCCGGCGAAGCGAAAGCGCGCTAACGGCGAGGGATCCGTATATTGGAGCGACAGCTACGGCCGGTATGTCGCCCAGGTTACGATTGCGCGCGGCAGTCGCAAGAAGTTTTTCGGCCGGCGCGCGGACCGATCGCGCAGCGCCCGAGTTGCAGTCGAGGAGCAAATGCGACCCTACGTCGAGCGGCGCACCGACGAACGCAGCCTCGAGCCGCTTGCCCGATACGTGGAGCGATGGATTCAGACGGCGCCCGTGCGTTCGAACACGCGCGAATACTACCGTTGGACGTCCAAACACCTCGGATCGCTCGGGACCAAGAGCCTCATCGAGATAACGCCGGTTGACGTGCGCCGGCACATCGACGAGCTCGACGTTGGCCCGCGGATGCGGCGCGCGGTCTATTCGCTGCTTCGACGCGTGCTCGGAGAGGCGACGCAGCTCGAGCTTATTACCCGCAATCCGGCCGCCCTCGTTACTCCTCCGAAGATGCCGCGGCGAGAGATGCGCGCGTTATCGCCGGCCGAAGTCGGGTTCCTACTGGCGGCGGCGCGCGGCGACCGCCTCGAGGCGTTTGTCATCTTGGCGCTTACCTCGACGATGGGGCCGGCGGAACTGCTCGCGCTTCGGCGTCGCGACGTCCACTTGGACGAAGGCTACCTGCTCGTTACGGCCGACCTCGTATCGACCGCAGCGACCGGCTATCGCCCGACCCTCGAGCCCACCAAGACGAAGCGGCGCCGGCGCCGGATTGATCTGCCGGCGATCGCCGTCGACGCGCTGCGCAGGCGGCTAAAGCTATGCCTCGATGAAGGCAGCGGCGACGCCGTCTTTACGACCCGCCAGGGGGCCCTCATTCGCCTCACGAGCCTTCGATCGTATTGGTGGCGCCCGTTGCTCGTGCGCGCCGCCGAGGAGGCTGAGAAGGCCGTGCGGGAGGCCGGCGACACGCAGTACCGGTTCCCGCGCGAGTTACGGATCTACGAGCTGCGCCACACCGCGAACGCGCTCATGGGGCTCGCCGGCGTCCCGATGGAAATCGCGAGGGACCGGATGGGGCACAGCTCCATCAAGACGACCTTCGATGTTTACGGCCACGTGTACAGCTCGCGCGTGGGCGACGCGGTCGAGCGACTCGACGACCTCTTCGCGAAGATCGGGAGTGAGCAAAAATCAGCTACTGCCCCACACGTTGCCCCACGGCCACTTTCCGCCAAGCGGACCAAGAAAGAAAAAAGCCTTACAAAATAAGGCGTTTTTTCTGGAGCGGGCGGCGGGAATCGAACCCGCGACTCTTGCTTGGAAGGCAAGGGCATTACCACTATGCAACGCCCGCGATCTGGGCAGGGCTGGATTCGAACCAGCGTAGCGCTTTCGCGCGCCAGATT